TTAACTGATAAATATTGCTTTCAATTTCCGTTATCTTATCAAGTGCAAAAGTATCTCCCTTAATTGCATTACGAATATTTCTCGGTGTAATCTTGTTTTCTTCTGCAACAATTTCGGCTTGAATAATTGCATTGTGTTCTTCTGTCGTTAGTGCTACTATATCATAATCAACAACTATAACATCTTCTTGCTCGGTATATCTTTCAACTAACTTTTCTTCTTCTTTGTTAAATGTCGGCTTTTCTGTATATTCTATCGTCTTATAACCTAACTCTTTTAACTTTTCTTCCGTTGGGTTAGTTATCGTTGTGTTTCCGTCTTTTACTATTCTTCCTGCAACTACTAATCTTCCGTCTATAAGTTTTCCAAACATATTTCCCCCTTATCCTTGTTGTCCGTTAAACCATAATTTGTTGTTGATTTTTATGTATGTTTCTTTTAAATCTATTGTACCTGTAAACAAAGTTGTGTCTCCACCACCACCCCAATTTCCAATTCTTAAATAAGACAATGAACTTGACAATTTGCTTGACGAAGTTACATCTGCACAAGTTGTCCAAGTAACATTATCTGTTGAATAATCCAAAATATAATGTGTTCCCGTAAATCTTAATCTAAGATAACTATTTTCAGGTATTCTTGAACTTAAACCGACACCACTTGCAATATCCCAAGATGAGCCATTAGAAGATAAATACAATGATGATGTTCCTATACTACAAGTTATTATGTTTTGTAAATTTGAGCCGAGAATATAAGAACCTGTATTTGTGCCAATTTTGATTTTAATTTCCCAATCGTCTGCTTGAGATAAAATAATTGCATTATCAATTTTTAAGTAGTTTGAATTATTAAACCCACTAACCACACCGTCAACAATCGTAGGACTGCCGACTATCGTGTAGCCTACTACTGCTTGGAGATTGTATTTCGTTGAGCCGAGCTTGATGTAGGAATTGGGTAGGCTTATACTTCCTGTGAAATAAGTTGTTGTTCTTGCTCCAATATTAGAAGTTCCCAAATCTTCGGATAATATGTATGTGTCAGAGTATAATTCTCTTGTATAATTTATTCCATCAGTTGATATTAGCAATTCAAAAGTATTATTGGCTACATCATTTATAATCTTTATCCAATATTTTTCTCCCAAAGTTAAAGCAGTTGCTCCGTCTAACCAATGATTACTTCCGCTTTTTCTTAACTGTGCAGATATTTTTCTATTTGTAGCAATATAGATATAATTCGTTCCAAACATCAAAAATGTATTTATTTGTGTCAAAGAAGAACTTGGCATTGTTAGACACAAAGTTATTTCAGTTTTCTGAGAAAAAGTAAGATTTTCTTGCAAAGCCAAATAATTACTACTACTAAACCCACTAAAAACACCGTCATTTTCGGTTAATGTTCCCTTAATCGTTGCATACATTACTTGTGTCTTTTTCTTCATCATAAGTTCATAGAACATTGACATAAGCCACCCCCTTTATGAAGCACTGCCAAAATTATCTATCTCTGCAAGTCCGTTACGAATTGCGATACAATAGACGGTATCGCTCTCAAGTTCAGGTGCAGAGCCACCACCCCATCTCAATGTATTTGGAACGGACAATGTTATCGTTCCTGCTCCTGTTGTAAAATATATTATGCTTTCATAATCACTTGTTTCTACACTTGATATCGTTAATGAAGTCAAAGCAGTTCCAAACTTGTATATCGTATTTCCTTCTACTGCCAAACCTGTCGCATCTCCGTCTGTTACTATTGTAGGTTTCTTGAGATACGAAGGCAAATCTATATCACCTGTCGCATTTATTTCTTCTACACCTTTCCACCAAAAATCGCCGTTAGATTTAATTGAGCAACCTTCCATATCAATATAACTTCCCCATTCGTTATCCGTGTCTTGAGTATCTACATAACCTATAATCCACTCTCTGCCTGAAGAAAATTTTGTGCTATCCGCAATTGTTATTACTATTGTATAGCTCGTTTCGTTTTTCCCTTTGATTGATAAAGTGTAAGCAGTTCCGTCAAAAGCAAATTTAAAATAATAATCGGCATTTTCGGTAAATGTGTAACTTCCTCTTTCAATTATAAGCCAATCTAAACTTTGACCTCCCTCAAAATTAAGTTGCAGAACAACATCTCCATTTTCTATTCCTATTTTTGACGACCAACTGCCACTTTCGCCGAATAAATATTGTTTTGTTTTTGTCTTATAATTGCATAAAAAAACACATTCAAAACTATTTGCTGTTGTAATCATTGCACCGAAATCTTTAATTTCATTAGATAATGCAATTATATCTCCATCAACTTTGTTGCCTATTTGCAAATATTTATCGTTTGCAAAACCACTATATTTTGTGCCTTCTCTCGTTACAGTTCCATTTTCAACAACATTTAATATTTTTATTTTGCCGGTTGTTCCTCCGCCACCACCTGAGCCACCAAATCCCATATTTTCAAAATGTAAAGGCATAGTTATACCCCCTCTGCAACATTAAATTCTGCAACATTTTTCTCTGACCTTATCCAAAGAAAATTGCCACTTTCACAAGTATAACCGACCTTTTCGTTTTGTTGAATAATAAAACCAATTTTGTCTGTCGTTGGAGCATCTGCTTTAATACAAAGATATAACGGTTGATATCCTTTATTTTGGATAGTATAAGAACTATCTGCCACAAAAGAATATCCCGTTACTTCGTCCAACTTTTTCCATACTTTTCCTACTTTAAACTGTCCAATGTTCGCCATTTTCTTCCTCCTATGCTAATGCTTTAAATCCCTCTATTTTCCAAGAAACAGATTTGCATCTATCATCCGAGCCGACTCTTAATATTTGTATATTCATTCCTGTCGTTGTTTTTAATCTTATACCACCACCGAAATTTACCGCTCCTGATTTACTTTCTCTTTCGCAAGTATAATGTTCATCGTAAGTTGTATCTTCCATTTCTATTGCAAAAGCAACATCAAAATTTGTTGAATATTGTGTGTCATTAAACACTTGTATTCCATATTGTTCTATCCAACCATTACTCCATAATCTATATCTTACACCTGTTATTTTTTCTTCTTTAATTACTGCTCTTTGCGAGAAGTATAACCAATCGTAAGATAATCCCAAATCTACCCATTGATAACTGCTATTTTGTTTGTAAAATGTTATATTATCATAAGTAAATACATCTGCTCCAATTATAGCATAAAGGTCGTTTCCCATAGAAGTCCAATTATAATTTCCTCCTCCGTCAACACCTCCAATATAAAACGAGTTTTCGGAAGTAACGAAACACCATTTTCCTTGTGTATCTACACTTGGAGTCGGTAAATCGCCTTGTGTTGCTACTATTCTATACATCTGTTCAATCTTTCTTGCGAAATAAATATTTCCTGTGTTGCCTAAAACATCTTCAACAGGCTCATTTGGAGAATTTTTCAATGCCTTTATATCATAATGATTTAATCCTTGAGAGAATTTAAGAACTGTTCCTTTTGGGTATCCTGATATTGCAGTAGAAACGGCACTATCAAAAGACATTCCTTTTAATAGAATGTTCCATAAATCTGTTTGATTATATATATTTCCTATAACAGAACCCCAATTATTCAATGTTTTCCAATAAGTAGCCCAACCGGCAGTAACTTCGGGCTCTATATTTGTGTTATCTGTTATTGCTATATATATCTTTCCGTTTTTCAAAACAATACTTCTGTTTGAAAAATATTCGGTTTGAGAGTTCCACTCTGCTATACCGGCTTGAAACAAGTAAGCTAACTGAGAAGTTATCACATAAAATAAAGAATTGTGATCTTGAAGATAAGGAGCATCAGAAGAAGTTACAATTGCTCTCATACCCGTTTCCCAATTTGCTAAACTTTGTAATATTCCTACATCCTTAGAATATTGGTCGTTACTATTATTATGAGAACCAACCACTCCTAAATCAGATAAATTTGCATTTTTACCGAAAATCTTTTGATATACTCTATCTAAAGCCATATTTTACTCCTTTTAATCCCTTACGACCGTTAAAGAACATCCCATAGGTCTTGGGAAATATTTATTAAAAAAAACATTTAAGATATCTTGGTTATTTGAAACCTCATATAAATCACTACTTATATGATACTCTAAGTTTTTATCATTTTCAACTACATATATCTTATTATCAAAAACAGAAAGAGCTTGGTCTATAAAACCTAACGAAAGAGGTTTGTTCTTAAGAGAGATAATCATTTTTAATATCTTTCTATATGTTTCATCAGAAATGTTGTAATATTGATAACTTGAATATCTATACTCTGCATACGGATAAGTCTTTTTAGATTCTGTATATTCGCTATACCCTTCAGACGGGTTAATACTTCCATCGTATTCTGCATATTTAAAAGTGTTATCAATTGGTATAGGAAGAACTCTGTCGTAACCAACATATTTTCCTATAACATCTAATTGTTTTCCAATAGCAGTATCTAAATTATAAGCATTTTGTATTTGTGTTGGAAATATATTTCCGTTAGTATCTGAAAACATTGCCGTAACTAAAGCCTCAATTGTAGCTTTAGCTTTCGGTTTGTTTTTATATTGTAATATCAACAAGTTGGTAAAATATTTTTTTAAATTTTCCATTATTGATTATACTCCGTTACTGTGATATTTGCCACAGGTATTCTTATAAATTCGTCAGGATTTGGGTTTATAAATGTTATCCAATTAGAATTATCTTCCGATATCTCTAAAGAAGTAATAACTATATTCTCAACTCCATCTGATAATGCTTTCATTATAGAAGTAACACTCAAAGTTTGTTTTACTTGAGGTTTTGTATTATCACTTATAATTGATTTAATTAAACCTTGATTCAAAGTTTCGTCCAATATAAAACAAGTTACTCTACAATATATAGGTTTTTCTTTTGCTAAAGTCCAATATGCTACGAAATTATCTTCGTCAGGTCTTTGAAGAGAATAAGAAATTTCAGTTATCTCTTCTCCTGAGCTTGAAGAACTGTCTCCTAAATGTCTCATTGGAGTTCCTGCTATTCTATAATACAATATAGTTTCTGCTATCTTCTTATTTGTTTCTCCGTCTGATACTGCATTTTTAATTACTATCCAAATTCCGTGAGCAGGTATTTGATTAACATCTTCAGAGTTTCCTTTATTTTCTTCAACTCCAACATATTGTATATCAGGAGAAATATTGTATAATGCTTGCTTTAATGTTTCAATCGTTCCAAAATTCCCAATTTGCTCTGCCGATGCAGTTCTTCTTATTCTCAAAGAAGAATCACTTTCTTCATCTGTTCCTATATTTTCAGTCAAAGTTGCTTCATTGGTTACACTTTCAACTCCTGCAATTGGAGTATCTATATTTGTAATTGTTCCTTCTGTAAAATTTAATGCACCGTAATTTATAGCAACAAAAGGTATAGTCAATTCGTTTCCATCTACTCCTGAAGTTGTTGTTACCGGAACAAGAGCATTTCCTGAGTTATCAGAAACTTTAAAACATTCTTCTATCGGATAAAGGTCTTGACCTTTTAAAACCGCCGAACCGTTAAAAGTTACCTTTATATTTGTAATCGTTTTAGTGCCTTGTTTTCTTGTTATTCCGTTAAGTTTAACTCTTTGGTCTAATATAACTCCTACTGCTTGGTCCGGGTCAAAAGAAGCATTTATATCTTGAAGCAACTCTCCATAACTAACCATTAATTGAGAAATTACATTTATCAATTGTGCATCAGGAGTATTTTGGTCTAAATTAATATTTGCTCCATAAATTGTGTTAAACGAATTTATTAAATTGTTTAATAACTCTGTTACACTATTTACTTGCAATCCGTTAGAATCTAATATGTTTGGCATTATTATCCCCCTACTTCCGTACTATCTGTTATTGTACCAAAAATCGTATCTACTGTATATTCTAAAATCAAACTTCTATCTTCATTTTCTATTATATTCAAACTTATTATTTCTTTTACATACAAAGATTGCAAAATACAAAGTCTAACATTTATTTCTACTATATCCTTAGTATATTGTCCTCTGTTACCAAGAATATTAAACCAATCTATACCAGCGGTCAAATCAAAGAAACAATCATATTTAATAGACTTTAATCTTGTCTTTATATTGTTGATTGTAGAAACTAAATTATCTCCATAATCTTGAAGATTGTTTCCAAAACACCAATCGCCATTTTTGTCTATATTTCTCATTTTTACAAACATTTTTTACTCCTACGGATTAGGAACAGATGTGTTACTGCTTCCACTCGTAACTCCACCGTGAGTATGTTGTGTAAGTTTTATCTCTCCTGCTTCTCCTGTTCCTGTTATTTCTCCTGAAGATTTAATCGTTCCGTTTACTGTAACATTCCCATTTATAACAATACCACTATCGCTAAGTTCAATCTCACTATTTTTATATTTAATTCTTACTCCATTTGTAATATAATTATCGATTTTTGTCAAGATGTTCTTTATTCCAAGAAGAGCTACCGCACCATTTAATCCGTGCATATCTTGAGAAAAAGCAGGTTTATAACCTTTTCCCTCAACCCAATTATCAAGGTCTCCATCACAAAACAAAACTATACAGTCATCTCCTTCTTGTATAGGAACTTGAATACTGAAGTTTGCTCCACTTATAAAACTTACAGGTACTCCTGACAATAAAGGATAATTGTCTATCTTAATATCGGCAGTTTGTTTGTTTGCATAGAAAGCCTTTATCTTTCCAACCTTAACACAATTGAAGCTCTTTAAAAGATTTGCTTTATTTCTTTCAAGAACATTCTTTTGGTTGATATTTCCCATAGTTTCATAATCAATCATTTATTGCCACCAATTTATCTATTCCCATAAAACAAGTAAATTCAGTTCTTAAAGTATCACATACGGCAGGAGATATTGTTCCACTATGCTTAAATCCTACAACTTTTAATCTTCCACCTATACCATACTCAGTAGTTCTCGAATCTAAATAAATACTTCCTCCACATCTAAAAGAAGGCTCAAATAAAGAAACAAACTTTACAGTAGCCCATTGTCTTATCGGAGTACTTAAAAGACCTGTTTTAGAGGTTATAGTTATATCTTTACTTTTAATATATTCGTTATCTTTCAATACACATAAATCAGGATAATCAAAATACATTCTATATAAAGGAGCATTGTCATTCTGTTGTTGTTTAATTAAATCATTCATTGATTTAACTATATCATTCACAACATCCCAAGTACTTTTTTTTGTAAAAGATTTATCTCTTGTAAACTTAAATTTAAAATCTTTACTTATTTTTAAGTTTTCTTCGTTTATTCCCATATCTTTGGCTAATCTTTTAAAGACTTCTTTTTCAGTTGTTCCTGCTTTAAATTCGGTTGACAAATCAACTTCATTTTTTTCAGGCAAATCAAAAGCCTCAATATGAGTAATCATATTAGTGCCTTGTCTATACGAGTAAGCTCTTTGTATCCTTCCGTAAAAAACTAAAGGCATACCGTTTATAGTTTTCTCTATATTCTTTCCTGTGAGTATTTTTTTATCATACTTAGTAGAATCTTCTTCACTATACCCTGCATATATAATTATTTTCTTATATACTGCTCCGTGTAATATAGCATCGTAGTATATATTATGCCTCGTATCTTTAGACAAATTATATATATCCAAACTCATTTTATTTGTAGTAGCATATATACTTCTGTCAATTGTTAAATTTATCGTAAACTGAGGTCTTATAATAAGTTCGTGAGTACCCTCTATAAATTCAATAGCATCGATAGTTTCTCCGTTAGCAAGTGTTTTTTGCTTTGTTACGGGATGTTCTCCAAACTGTATAGAAATTAAATATTGTCTATTAAATTTATATTTTTCCATAATACCTTTTGTGTAATTAAATCGTCTGGCTCTAACAAATATACTCTTGCTCTTTTAGTAGTAAAATCTTCAAAAAACATAGGTTCACTATCTTGTTCGCACTTTACGGCGACTCCAAAACCTATTTTATCAGACCATTGTTTCAATATATTCGGAACACTTGTAACTCTTATTCCGTATATCTTAAAGTTTTCCGAAACTAAATCTAAAAACCATCCTTGTACTGCTTGGTTATAATTAAATACCAATTGATAGTTCTCTTGTTTTGAGTTTATTATATTGTATGTTCCTTGTTCTGTCAATTCTATCTGTTGCATAAAAACTCCTTAAAAACCTATACCCATTTGTATGTTTTTAGGTAAAAGGCTTGTATTATTCATAAGAGTCTGTGTATTATACAAAGTATCAGTATTTGCGATATTCGTAACTTCTGTAATCTTTGAAACAGGAGAAGATTGTAAACTTTTAAATATCGAAGAAACCTTCTCTTCTGTCGTAATTACAGATTGTTTTACTACATTAAGAGTTTGTTTAACAAAATCTCCTGCCATCTTTTCTTCTGTTGCTATCGGAGGAAATGCAGATTGTCCTACTATTTCAGGAGGCAACTCGGTAACTTGTTTCTTATTCTCTTCTATTGCTAATCCTTGACATTTAACTTTTGTATATGTGTATTTAACTTCTGCTTTTCTTAAATGTTTGAATTTTATTTTTATCTCTGTAACATACTTTGTGTTCTTAGGTTGGTTAGCAGAGAAATCTAATATATACATACTATCTAAAATACAAAAAGGAGTAACTATCGTAAACTGTGTTCTGTTCATCCAATAGTCTCTAAACATAGAAACGATTTTAGATTGTCTTGTTTGAGGTTTATCGTCTCCCTTTGAAGATTTTATAAAATTCGACAAACTCTTATATGTGTTATAAGCACTTTGAGCCGTATTTAATATATCTTTAGCTTGGTTCATTATGTTTGGAACGAAGGTTGATAACGACCCCATTCTATTATAATAAGAGTTTACCTTATTAAAAGCCTTTTGTATAGAATCTGTATTCTCTTCTTCATCATAAGGAGTTATGAGTGTTTTTTCGGATATCTTTCCTGAGACTTCAAGTATTATAGGTTTTAAAGCTATATGGTCTTGAATTGCTATATTTTCTTCTACATAATGGTCTGTTATATCGGAAGTAAGATTAATTCTGTAATCTTCTTTTAAATCAAAAATAAAGCCCTTATTTCCACCTTCTTTTAGATTTGCAGTTATACCTACTATTGTTTCGTCAGTAGGATTTATATCTTCATTATATCCTTCTTGCGGGAATATAAGTGCTTGTAAGGAACTTATAGCATTGTTCGCCAATCCTGTTATTTGGTTAATAGTTCCAAGATTCCAATTACCAATCTTTTGATTAACATCTATTTTAGAGTTTAGTTTTAATTGACTTAAGTCCATATTTTCTCCTATTGATTAAGTTCAATAAAAGTTCTTATATTTTCATTTTCAATATTATTTGTTTCAACTTTAGCTTTTCCTTCATTATCTATCTTTATAAGCATTTCAATAGCTCTTTGTGCAGATGAGCCTGGCAAATACATACTTGAACCTAATCCTCCTGTCGCAAGTCCAGCCCATCCTTCTTTTGTTGTCAACATTTTTGCTAAGTATCCAAGTACATTATACATTGGAACTTTTATGGCTGTAATAAATTCGTTTATATTTTTAGCGGCTTCTGCCCAAGCCTTTATTGCATCTTCATCATAACCAGGTTTTGTTCTATCTATTTCGCCTCTATACATAGCAGCCCACAAATCATAAGATAATCCCATTTGGCTACCTAAAGCCCAAGAAGTTTCCGCAGGAAGTCTTTGTAGTCTTTTCTCGATTTCAAGTTCTATATCGTCCATTTTGTCTAAAGCACTTACACCTAACATCGCAAACGGAGCAGCATTTCCCATACCGAGTTTGATAGCTCCAACTTTGCCAAGCATACTTCTTTTCCAACTTCCATAAGTTTGAGCAGAAATACCAGCTCTTTGCATCGCAGCTAAGCTACCACCAAAAAAACCACCTTCAGAAGCTCCTCCTTCAATTGTTCTTTCATATCCTAAAGAAGTTTGTGCAACTGAATTTGCTAAACCAACACCTTTCGAAATATATCTGATAGCTTGACCTGCTATCATACCAGCTATACCAAGTTTTCCCCATTTAAAAAGCAAAGCATTAAACAATTTCTTACGATTTTTTTCTTTTTCTTTGAACTCTTTTTGTTGTTCTTTAAGTTCTAATTTCTTTTTCTTTTCATCGAAGGCTTTGTTTTCTTTAAGAGCTTTATCGTGAAGAAGATTCATTTTTGTGTTCCATTTTTCTTCACTCATAAATTTTCTTGCTCTTTCTTCTTGGTCTCTTTTAAGTTGTATTTTTTGTCTTTTTCTTTCTAATCCTTCTTCTTTAATAGTCTTTGACATATAAGGCAAAAAATCTTTTAACATATTTTCTATAAATGTTTGCTTTGCTTCTTTAGAAAGATTTTTATATTCTTCTCCAAAAGCTCCCATACGAGCTTTGCTTGTAAGATACGACTTTGTTCTTTCTTTTAAATATTCTCTATAATTAGAATCGTATGTTTTGTGCCTTTGCCATTTATCAAAAATATCTTTAAGTAAAGGCTGGGTCATTCTGTTTATAGAAGATTTTTTTAATTTTGCATTTCTCTCTATCGCACGAACAAAGTCTGCTAATCTTTTTTCGGCTTGTGAGAAATCTGCATCTATTGCTATCTTGCCTTTTACTTCAGGACCCATTTTTAACCTCTATAATCGTTTTTTTGTCTTTCTACTACTATTCTTTCATAGTTTGATATAAAATCTTCGTACTTCAATATTTGTATCACTTCTCTTGCAGTAAACTTTTTTACTTGCTCTAATGTTCCATATCCTAATTTTACTATTCTGAATATTGCTAAAGCTACCGTATCTCTAACTTCTATTTTTGGACTGTAAGAATCATCGTCCTTTATAAAACTTGATTTAAGAATTACAAAGGACTTGTCATAAAAGGGGCAGTATTCAGGTCCAATACTTTTAAACTTATAGGAACATAAAATCCCCTCATTTTAATATCATTAAAAAAAGACCAATCTTTTATTTCTTGGTTATCAAAAAAACTTTTCTTTAACAAAGGTAAAAGAGCTTCTTTTACACTATCTACCGTAAGAAGCTCAACTCCTTCTTTGCCCTCTTTGTAACACTTAATAACTTCCGTGAACAATTTTTCACTTTCAATAAAAGTTCCTAAATGAACTTCTAATTTATGTCCTTGAATATCTACTTCTTCTACACTTTTAAATACTTCCATTTTGCCCTCCTATTATTTTACTCTATCGATAAACTATCTATAACACCAACTATTGTATATATAGAGACAGACTGTTCCGTATCTCCATTTACATTAGTTCTTGTTTCAGGTAACTTTCTTACAACACCACCACTTAATTGAACAACCCATTTCTTAAGATTGCCTTGACCGTCTCCAAGCATTTTTGTTACTGACCCTGTTAAGAAAGTCAATCCTGCAAAGTTACCACCAAGATAAGAATTTACTTTATCTACAAAGGCAGCATCTGTATTAGAACCTTTTAAAACTCTCAATTCTAATTCAAATTGTCTCCCACTTTCATCCAAAGCATATATCGCATTTTTGTTTTTACCTACTGCCAAGTTTATCAAATTATTAGGAACGGTTAAAACTCCAATATCTCCGTCTGCCAAATCGTTTGATATGTTATCTACTCCACTTAAACCTTGAAAAATAAATTGGTCATCGCCAGTTATTGAAAATTGCATATTAAACCTCCTATAAATTTATATTAATTGTTATGTTGGAAGAATGTATTGCACCAGCAGCTTTTATTGCTATCTGTACTAATGGAGCTTTTCTTTCTTCTCTATCTGCTTGAGACTGTTGTGCTACAGGTAAAGAATAAATATAATATCCCAATTTTGAAATATTTGCTTTAAATGTTTCAGGATTTCCAAAAGTATCAGGTAAAGTCCATTCTCCAGGAGCAATAAATCCGTTAGTTACGGCTCTGCCACAAACAGAAGAATAATAAGATTTCAAGGTTGTCATACCTTCTTCTGTCTGAGTTATCTTTGTTCCTGTCTTTTTTAAAGCATTAAATCCTGCTACTTGTATAGCATTTACGAACCATATTTCATTAAATACTTCATCGAAGAAACCATTTGCTCCGTTAGAGAAAACACAAGGTACACCTTCAATTGAAACATAAGAATCTACACCGTTTTCTTTACATTTTCCAAACAAAGTTTCGTACATTATCGGGTCAGGCAATATACCTGTCAATGTCTTTAAGTGCATTGTTTGAGTAGTTCTTGAACCTTCAAATATCGTTGACATAGCTCTTGAAGCATAAGATGCCATCATAACTTTAGCCTCTGTTTCTGTTCCACCATAAAAAATACATCTTGTTTTTGAAAAAGACATATCCTTTATATCTTTAAATACACCTTGAACATCACTATCAATATTGGAAACAACAAATTGAATCTTGTTATTTTCTGCATTTACGGCTGCAGATAACGAAGCAACTTCAACAGAATCTCCTGAACTTTCGCTTACATCTATTGCTGCTAAATCATTAGAAATTGTATCCGTTGTCATCCAACCACAGAAAAGAGTCAATCCTTTTAATCTGTTAAAAGCCTCTACTTGACTTTCGTTTCCTTCTTTAAGAGCGATTATCAATACTCCTGAATTGCTCAAAATGTTTGGAGCTTGAGAAAATACTCCTAAAGCCATCTTGTAAGTTAAAGAGTTTACACCGAAATCGTTTGCTACATTAGCAGCGGAATAGTACAATCTGAACTTATCTGTTCCAAAATCAACTATCGGAACTTCTGTACTATACAATAACAAATTAGCAGTTTTAAATTCTTTTAATCCTGTTGGCGAAGGAACTAAAGTAACATTTATTACATTTGACAAACTTAATTCATTACCCATTTTTAATCTCCTTATTTATCTATTTTTAAATTATTAGTATCACTCATATCGGCTCTACTGAAATCGTCAAAATAATCAACCTTATGAGTTCTTTTTTCAATGTGCAATATAGAATACTCGTAATGATAAGAAAATAATCTTGCAGTCGGAGTTGCAAAACTTGCATCCATAAATATTCTCGGAACTCTCGATATTTGCATATGATATTTCTCTTGTTGTTGTATGCTATAAACACTTCTTATTGCAGATATTATATCATATCTTTTTTCCAAACAATCGTTTCCATAAGAAAAAGTATTTATAGAGATGTTTGTTTTAATGTTCATCCAAGTATCTGCTTCTTCCCCTGTATCAACTTCTCTTTTTTCTATATTCGAACCAAAAACATCTTCATTATCAACAGAGACAACAACATACATTCTCCCGTCATTTGGAATATCAACCTTTTGATTGTATAACCAAATTTGGTCGTTTTGTAAACCTAATTGATTCTTGATAATATCGCAAACAATCTTTAAAACATCCATTAATTACTCTCCGAAGAACCGTTATTTTCTTCAAAAGTCTGTGCTATTATATATTCTATATATCCGTACTCTGTACAATCGTATTTCTCGATTACTCTATATTGAACACCATTAAAAATTACTACATCGTCTATCTTTATTTGTGGTTTAGGAAGAAGATGGAGGCACTCATATTTCCAAGCCCTTTGACCTTCTTTTGTGATTTGAAGTTTTTGAGGGTCAATCGGTTGTCTTACACCTCTTGTTGTTATTGTCGTTCTTGTCTCTTTTTCTTCATAATCAACAATCGATTTAGAAACTAAATCAAAAGTTATCTTCTGTAAATATGCTTTAACTGGTCCTGAAAGGTTTGGTAACACTTATTTTCCCCTTGTTCTTCTTGTCAATGGAGATATTCCTATCCTTCCCATTGTTCCTGTTTTGTTTACTTTGTAATTACAATTTATAGAATCTTTTAATATTCCTGTATCTGTAAGAGCTGGTTCTGTTCTTCCTGTAATCTTTTTATAAAGAGGAGACAATTTTTTCCATTTTCCATATCCGTTTGTTTCAAAAGCTAACATTATCTCATCATAAGCCATTTGTGCTATTCTTTCAAACAACTCTTCAAGAGATTTATAGGTATGTGAATAAAAATTTATCCATCTAAAGATTTCAGGTAGTTTTGATTTAAGAGGCATTTCAATAAAACTTCTTTTTGGCATACCTCCTAATCCGTATTCGTGAATAGCTCCTATCTGTTTTGTTGACAAAGAACTTACAACAGGCTTTCCTGATTTTCCTTCAACATACACGTGAGGAGTATCCTCAACAAAAAATTCAATATTTCCTTTTTTCGGCAAAAACGCTTTAAAAAAACTTTTTGGACTTGAGCTAAAAGTAACTCTACTTTTTCCCATTACGGTAAAGTCCTTCCCGGTGCTATCCCAACACGACCTATCAAATAAGGATATACCATTGTTATATATTTTAATCCATATCCGTTTTGTGCAAACATTGAAATCATAGGGTTTTCTTCAACCCATTTAGGAACTTTGAAACTTTCAGACACATTTCTAACTTGTCTGTAAGTTACCAATCCACCATTATTTGAAGCTCCTTGTGTATTTGCATTGTTTATATCTACAACCAAATAATAAGCTACTAAATAAGAAAATATGAGCTTTCTTTCGTCCTCTGTATCAAACATATCTCCGTTAAAGTTCATACTTGCTTCTGTCATAGCTCTTGATATATCGGCATCGGACACTTGTTCAGGTTCTGAGCCATACTCAAAATCTTTGGCGAAAAATGTTTTAAACTCTGCAATTGTTATTGGAAAATCCATTATTTTTTCCTTTTCTTCTTTGTTTCACGTGAAACTTCTTCTACTTTTTCTTCTTTAACTTCTTCTTTTACTTCAATTTTAGTCTCTTTTTTCGGTTCTTGCAATACTTTTATAAAAGGATATCTTGTAACCTTTTTGCCTACTTGTTCGGTAATTTCTACCGTCATATTAGGTTCTAAGATTACAGTATTTCCTCTTTTATCCTTAACTATAAAATTTGCCGAACTTGTATTTAAAATTTTCATATCTTCTCCAATAAGTAAGGGAGGGGGAGGGCATCTCCCTCCCTTACTGTTCTCTTAAGAGATTATATAGAACTCGAGCTTTCTTCGGTTCTGTCAAAATACAATACTTCTTGTGGTCTGTTTACGAATACACCACCAACCCTTGCGAAAGCTGTATTAACTAAGTTCCATCCATCAATGTTATTGAACATTGTAGGAGTATAATCAATTGCTTTTACAAGTTTGATAGAGTCGATATCTTTGTTATACAAAGCATATCTGGTCAATCCTAAGTTGTTATATCCTTCGTCAGAATATACACAAGGAAGAATTGCAACAGGTTTTCTTGCTATTGTATCAAAGGCTTCTTTAATCAACATCAATTTGTTCTTTACAGGGAATTGAGGAGAAACTTGAGATGCCAATCCGTTGTAATCTGATTCAGGAATCATAAATACATTCGGATACTCAGTTCTGTTACAATTTGCTCTGTATTTTTCGATTACATCTGCTACAAATACGTTGATTTCATTGAAGCTCATTTCTTTCAATGATTTAGGTATTGTAGTCGTATCGATTGTAACATCGTCTTGGTTCAAAAGACCTTTAACGATTTTGTTACCCAAGAAAGCAATTTTCTGTAATCCCAAATCGAAAGATTTTTTTCTACTTCTTTCTTTACCTGCTATCAAAGAGTAGTTGTTTATCAATGCTGCTTGTTTCAATTCTTCGATTGTGAATTGAATCTTTTTCAACCAAGTTACAACCGGAATGTATCTTCCGTCAACAACTGCTTCTGCAACAGGTATCTTAGCTTGAGCAACATTGTTTTCTTGCCATCCTTCATCGATATCAGATGTCAAGTACTCTCTCACTTGGAGCAATTGTTTTGCCCAACCACCATCTATTTCTTCAGGCAAATAATCTTCAAGATTTACTTGATAGAATTTCTGTTGAGAAATGGTTTTTAACAAAACTGTTAAAGTTGTTATATCCATTTCTGCTCCAAGACCTGTTTGTGCAGCATTTACTTTTAATGCCAAATCTAAAGCCTGTTGAGACTGTTTTGCCATTAAAATTTCAGCTTCATTCAACTTTACAACATTACCATATACGTCCTTAAATTCTCCACTTAAGATTTGTTCTTTTGTAAGTTTCATTTATATCTCTCCTTTATTAAAATATACCTTTTACTACGATTCTTGTTAATCCTGCTGCTGCTTTGTCCAATGCGATTGCATCAACAGTTCCGTCTGTTTTTTTAACAAATTTCATTGTTGAAGAATCCCAAGTAAGTTCATCTCCTGCTTCTACTGCTTCGCCTACATTAGCATAGATGAATTTTCCGTTAATAAATATCGTACATAAATCTTTTGCACCATATTTATTTTTTACTGCGTTAAATGCAACAACACCAGCAATTGCACCTGTTGTTTTAGGAGCTACGGTTATGAAAGGAGCTTTAGAAGTTGCAACCAAAGAAACTGCATCTCCGTTTTTAACTCCTGTTCCTGCATAATCTTCACTAATCATTACATTTATCGCTTTACCTTCAACTGCATCTAATGCTATCTGACCTGCTACTACTTCCGTCTTAAACTGGTTTAATGTTTGAGTCATTTTTTAATCTCCTTATTCTTCAATTATTTGTATTCTTCCATCTTTTGTTGCTTGAAAAACTATGTGTTTCACTTCGCCTTTCGGTTCGTTTACATTCATTCTTGAGTTAAGTTTTTCATTTTGTTTTTTCTTTTCTTCTTCTTCTTTCTTTTTAGCTTCTTCTTCGGCTTGTTTCTTTTCTTCTTCTGCTTTTTTCTCTGCTTCTTTTTTCTTTTCTTCCTCTGCTTTCTTTTCTTCTTCATTTTTCTTTATCGTTGCACAAGCATCGTTGTATTTTCCAACCAACTCTTCTGCCGTAAACTCTCCATTACAAGTTGCATACTTTTTTTCGCCTTCGTTAAGTTTTTCGGATAACATTCCTATCATATCCTTTACGGTATATGATTTTCCACCTAATTCAAAAGATGTATTTAAAATTTCTTCTGAATTTTCTACTTTTTGTTTCTTAAACAAATTAAATCCCATCTTATCCTCCTTCTCGTTAAATTTATTATCTATTTTCTCTAAATCTTTTTTGAATTTCTTAAAATCTTCTGTATTCATTATTATCGCTTCATCGAATTTTGGTTCTTTTGTCAATGCCAAATGTACATACTCTCCATCCAAAACTTCTTCAACATACTCAATATCGTGAAACTTTCCACCAACTCCTGAAGCAGTTGTCAAATAACCGTTGGAAACCCTAAAATTTTGGTTCTTTATGAACTCTAAGGCTTGTTTATTGCTTACAATAAATTCTACCCAAAAATAGCCATCTTGCGGCAAATAGAACGATTTTACAACATATCCAACAGGTTCTTGTTTTTCCCAATCTTTATGAGTTATAACAACAGGTTTTCCACTAAACGAATCATTCATTTTATCTAAAACGGGTTTAGTTATCAAAACATTACCTGCTTTATATCTCGATATTCCGTGAGTTATGTGTCTTGCATAGAAAACTTCTGCCGTTTTAATTTTGAACATTTTGTTTATCCTTTAATTCTTCTTTTTCTATCTCTTCCAACTCTGCTAAAAGTTCTTGTTTTCTTTTTGCTCTTTCAGATTCGCTTGTAAATGTACGAGTTTTTAAGTCTTTAGTACTTATATCTGTCTCGTCATCTTCTTGTCCTTGTTTTTTTGCCATTTCCAAAGGTAAAGTATTGTAAAGATTATCATTAACGTCTATTGTAATAGGCAACATATTGTTTTTATTAAACATTTCTTTTACTTGAGAAACATTAACAAAACCTTTGTTATAAGCTATTATAGCTCTTTGGAACTCAGAGTTTTTACGAATACTCAAATCTTTCGGAGTTTCATAATCCAATGAACCAAAAACTACATCAACATTATGTATCTCTTTACCTAAAACAAACAAACAGAACAATTTGTATAAGTTCTTTAAATTATTTTTAACTTTACTTCTTATCTCTGTTTCAACCATTGTATTATAGTTCTTAATATCATCTTCTCCTGAACTAAATCCTGAGCTACCTATACCAAACAATTTTGATAAAGGCATACGAAGGTCAGAAGCTATCTGATAACGAATTTCTTTCATTACTTCTGCTAATCCTGAGAAAGAAGAACTATGACTTTTTGATTGATAATCATCGTTTTTATCTAAAACAAGAGCATTTAAGTAAGATTTTAATTGGTTTGCCAACATAATTCTTCTTCTAACATTGGCTTCTCCGTTCTTACTCATTAATGCAGTTGCAAAATTGTTTATCGAATACACATCTACTTTAACTTCGTCAAGCATTTCGAAAGTAGAATCTACACCTTTTAAATACTGATTAAAGCCTCTTACAAGAGTTTCAAGAACAGAAAATCCCCAACCTCTAAGACGAGGTCTTACAAAAGAAGGAGCTTCTTTTCCTTCAACTCTGAAAATTCTTGATTTATGTATCCTTTCTCCGTAATAATTATAAACTTCAGGTCTATAAAGAAGTTTTCTCAACTCAACATCTCTAAAATAATCGAGTTGTTGGTCGTTTACATCATAATCTCCATAATAAAGTTCCCACAAATCTACAGGAACAAACTCTACAGGCATACCTTTTAATTTTGTCATATCCATAGGAACAGACAAATCATCTTCGCCTGTCATTATAATCAAAGCACCACCACCAAAAAGTCTTGCCCATTTAATAGAATATTTGAACTTTTCAACAAAGTCCTTATCTTCCATAAATTCTTTGATTTTAAGTTGTTCGTCTTTGGTTAATTCTGTGGTTTTGAACTCAATTTCCGACCTAAATGCATCATCTACCGGCAAATCTACCATTGTTTGTATGAGACCGTGTTCAACATAAGATTCAGAAAGTAAGTATCTGAAATTTGATATAAAATAATTACGATTATTTTTTGCGAGTGTATCTACTTGTGAGGCTTGAACTCCTCTTGCGATTAAAGCGGCACCTTCCCAACCACCGTTAAATCCTGAAATAGAGCCGACAAAAGACGATAAGGAATTTTCTTTTAATGCGGCTTCAAATCCTTCTTGGTATCCGTCCGAAAACATTGATTTGGTTTTATTTTTCTTTGTCATCTCCCCTATCTCTATCTTTTTATATCCAACTAATAGCAAATATTTTAAAAAATGTCAAGTACTTTTTTTAATAGGGGGGGGGATAAGAGTTGTCTTTTAAAACAACCCGAACATTTAGAAGATATCAAATCTTTTATCTGTTTATGTCTTTCTTATCCGTATTTCTACGCAACTCTTTAAAAGGTTTACAAAACAGATACCTTTTCTGATTATGACAGGAAATTTCATATTTTGTAGGATTTGCTTCCGTATTTTTCATACTTATCACTGTTGTCAGAAGTAATCGCAATTACAAAACATAAAACTTTTGCAGATTCTTGTTGCTATCATTCGGCTTTTGGTTTTTTTTAAAAAAAAAGACTCTAAAAACGGTTAAACAAAAAAAAGACACTTTGTAGTATTCCTGTTCCGACCTGTTTCTTATATCCATAGACAAAATATAATAACAGACAGGAACACTACAAAATGTCTTTAATTGTCTATGTTTTAATTTTCAACGAGATAAAAAGTTTTTCGGATAAACTTATTATCTCAACTACATTATGAATAATACATTATATTTTTTATTTTGTCAAGTCTTTTTTTTGCTTGACATTTTTTTCTTAATGTATTATATATATACTACGGAGGGGAAATGAAAATCAGGATAGAAGAAAGCACATTTAAAGGCAGACCAATAATTTCGTTATATGACGATGAGGCGACAGGCGATAACAAGAGATATCCGTTATTGACAATGGGGTTAAGGAAAGCCAAAGCCGTCTGTTTAACGATTAACAATATAGATACATTTATAAAGAAGCACGAGGGGGAAAAATGGAGAAATACATAGCCATATTAAAGACATATAAAGATAAACTTCAGTTTTTGCATTGGAACACGGCGAAAGAGTATGCGAACCATATTCTTTTTGAGAGATTGATGGGAGATATAGACCCGTTGTTAGACAGATTTGTTGAGGTATATATGGGGTCAAGAGGGATTACGCAGGTAGATTATGCGAAGTTCAAGGGAGTAGAACTTCCTGATACCGAGATAAAAGAGTATTTGTCTATGGCAAAGAGAGAGTTTACGTTACTTGCATTGTCGGTAAAAGACACGGAAGCAAATGTAGTTATAGATATTTTAGAAATGTTTGATAGGCACTTATACTTATTATGACAGTATTTAGAGGTAAGGGCGAAGTTACCAAAGATTATATGTCGGAAAAAGTGTTATACGAGGCAATAAAAGAGGATGTAAGAGAGTTTGCAGAGAAAATAAAAGCCAAGTATAAACCGAAATATCAGAAGATAAAAGAGCTTAAAGACGGGCAAGTAGGATTTAAGATTTTTGAAATAGACCAATTAATTTGGGATTATATAAAAGAGGATGATGATTTAAGAAAAGGGATATACAGGGCACAGAAGTTGCCTTTGGTAACCAAGAAAATGGTAAAAGAAATATTTAAAGATTGTTTTAATGAAATTTTAGATACACCCGGAATAGTAGATGTAAAAGACGGACAAGAGAAAGTTAAGTCCAAACGTATGTTATTGGCAGAGATGATAGTTAACGGGGTATTATCAGGAGACATAACTGCGAATCAGTTAAGAGGACTTGAGATAATAAGAGATACGGTAGGAGAGAAACCTGCCAACGAGATTATAAGTACAGGAATACAACAGAAGATTATAGATGTAAATATAGATAAAGATAAAGTAAACAAAGTAAAAGAAATCTTGGATGGATTAAGGAGAGCAAGTATAACAGATGGACTTAGACAAAATATCCCAATTGGAAGAGGCGATGAAAGACCCGGAGACGAAAGAGTTGTTGAGGTTGACGTGTCTGGGGAGTCTGAGGGAGTACATAACCCTGATGTTCTTCCTGATAAACAGGACTGAGTTCACATTCAAGCCTTTTCACGATAAGATTATCCAAAAGTTACAGGATATAGCAGACCAAAAGAACGATAAACCGAACTTACTTATAAACATACCTGTAGGAGCGGGAAAATCGTTAATAGTGGAGTTATTCATTACTTGGACATTTGCAAGAAATCCGAGTGTTAAGCATTTATATGTATCACATTCCGATTTGCTCATAACGAAGTTATCAAGAGAAACGTTAGAGATAATCGAATCGATATTTTGGCAAGACTTGTTTGGACACGAGTTAGACCAAAAATCAAGTACACAATACAATTTCAAGGATGCAGGAACAAGAAGTGGAATGACGGCTGCTCCGATAGGAAGTGCATTGACAGGTATTGATGCAGGTAATCCGTCAATACCAGGATACAATGGAGATTTAATTATCGATGACCCATTGGACGTATCAAATGCGACTTCTGAAGTAATGTTAAACGAATGTATCAGGAATTATACGGACAAGCTCAAGACAAGATTAAGAACGAGTCATACTCCGATAATTCTTATAATGCAGAGATTATCAACAAACGATTTAGCTCAATATGTAATGGATGCCGAGACAAATGATTGGGATGTGGTTACGGTAAGAGCATATGATGAAGAGAAGAAGGTATCGTTTTGGGAAGAGAAGTTTCCGATAAAAAAGTTAGAAGAACTTAAAATAAGGACACCTGAGTTATATTATTCGCAGTACCAGCAAGAGCCAAGAGCAACAGGAGGCTCGTTGTTTACGAAAGATATGTTCCAAATAGATGCATTACCTGAATATTTTGATTTTACTGCCGTAATAGCAGATACTGCATACAGAGGTTCAGAAAGAAACGATTGGACAGTCTTTATGGCGGTAGGAAAGGCTAACGGGCGGTTCTATGTGTTAGACATAAAGAGGGCGAAAGTAAATTCGGACAAGATAGTGGAATATTTCTTACCTTTTATGAAGTTGTGGTCTATCAGAGAAGATTTTATCGGATGTTATATTGAACCGAAAGGACACGGAATCTTTTTAAACCAATTTTTTGCACAGGAAGGGATAATCACTCAATCGGAAGGAGTATTAAAAGAGTTCTATAAAGACCGTAAGAGAGATAAAGTAATAAGAGCAAACGTGGTTCTTCCCGATGTGTATAATTATAAAGTAACATTTAATTGCGATATGAACCAATCAATAATTCAAGATTGTATCTCTGAATGTATCGAGTTCCCTGATGGTAGGCACGATGATATGGTTGACTGTATCGTAGATGGTGCAAAACTCATTTACAAACATATCCCAAGTTTATTGGAGGTTATATAATGCCTGTATCTCCGTACAAAGACCCTTACTATATGCCAAAAAATACTTTCAAACGCAGACCAAGAGAGTATTATGCCGCAAGAACTACTTACAAATTACCGGAACATCTTAAGCCTATCTTGGAAGAGTACCTCAAAAAGCCTCAACCAAAGTTCAACAAGGACGATTATTGTGTTTGTTGTGTCAGAGGGTACAAAAAAGAGCAAGACGACCTTGTGAACTTTATCCTGTCTATACTTCCTGACAGAAGGACTCTTGACGGACGTGCTTCCGTTTATCTCGTTAAAAGACCTAAAGGATTTAAAAAAACGTTCCCTTTAAACCTAAGAACTAAAGATAAGGTGCTTCCTATTGTCTTTGAAGCTATCGAAAACGGTACTCTTTAATCTTGACATCCGATTCCAAATATATTACAATTATCTCAGGAACTTGCAGACTGCCTTTATGGTAAGCCGATAACTCCTACCGTAGTAATGTATCTAATGTTGCAAGTACTGGCTATATGCTAAGCCGAACGGAAGATATGTCATCTCTAACCAATCTTAAAATATGCTGAGTATTCAGACATATATTATTTTTTTTTCTCAAAATTTTTTATCCCTATACCACCTATTTACTCTTTTTTATAGCAAAGTTGACCTTTTATTCATAAAACCCAAAATATCTCAAAATATCGCCTATAAATACCTATAAATCAAATTATAACATTGGTAGCCAAGCAAAATATCGGTTTTTTGTGAGAAAATTGGTGGAAGTGCTTACCTCCTTGCCAAAAAAAAGAATGCTTTTTTTATAGCAAATTTTAACTAAAAAGTCAAGTATTTTGTATATAAAATTGAATATTTATAATACAAATATAATATAATACTATATATAATACAAATTGCAAAAAAAATGTAAAATCTAATTAAAATACTTGATATATAATTAAATATATATTATACTAATAATAGAAAAAATAAACAGTCTTTAAAGAACCGACCTTTAAAGCAAAAGCTATTTGACATAAAAAACATTCTAAAAACAAAGCAACTTTACTTAAAGTCAACAATTGTTTTTGATTATGAATGTACTATAAAAATAATAACTTTTTAATAATTGCCTTTGCTAAAATCTTTAAAAAAGAGGTACAAAAAAATGATAAAAATTAATGAAATTTTAACAGATTTTGAAACAATAGCAAAGGAAATACAAACAAATACAAGTAAAATAAATGAAGCTAATTTTTTAATTAGAGTTGTTATATGTTATGAAAATACCGACAAAAAAAATGAAAATTATACAAAATTAATGAATGTTATGGAACAATTAAACAATATTAATTTTGTAGAAAAAAGAAAAGCTAATAAATATTTTTACTTGTTAAATAAAAATAATTTTGAAAACAAAACAGATTTTGAAAAATTACAACAATTATTTTGCAAAAAAGATAAAAACGACAATTTCAAAATTATAACAATAAACACAAACAACTTTTTACAATATGAAAAATTGTTGAATTTAGCAATAAAAATTGAATTAGAAAATAAATAAAAAAAACAAATAGCAAAGGCAATTTTTAAAGAGTTATTAAAAAAATAAAAAAAGAGAGTGTAAAAAAATGATAAATAATATAAATGATTTTATCAAATTAAAAAAAGAATTAATTATTGAAAAATCAATAATAAACAGAATTAAACAACAAAAAAAAGCAAAAAAAATAATTAATTTACAAAATAAAAATAATACAATTTATTTTAACAAAATTGATAAAGTTTATAATTTAGTTGAATTACATTCAAAAATAAATTGGTATAAGTATTATTTAGAAAAATACTTGTATGAATTAATACAAAAATATGAAAATATACAAAACAATAAAATCAATTTATAGCTTTATAATTGACTTTTAAAAGACTTTTTATAAAATAGGTATATATATTAAAGACAAGCTAAAAAATTAAAAATTTAGCTTGTTTTTGTTGTTTGTACGGTATTTTATAGCTGTTTATTATGCTAAAAATTTAAAAGATTTACTTAAAAGGGGGTAGATATGAATTTGGATAAGATATATTATTGTGTATTATGGATAATGATGTTTGGTTTGTTTGTTTTGATATTTGTTTGTGCTTGTATATTATTATATGCACTTATATTTATATACTAAGGGGGTAGAAAATGGATGAGATAGAAAGAATAATAGACAAAAATGGTAGTATAAAAACGGTATAGCAAGTTTTTTATCATTTTCTTGCTATGGTAGCCGGGGGATTTGAATAAGTCCTTCGGCTATTTTGGGCTTCAGGTCTTGTAGAGTGGCGATTAGGATTTGTTTAAGGTTCTGAGTGGGATTTTAAATAAATACTAAGGAGGATATTATGGGAATCAATGAAATAGCAAAAGAAATAACACACGGATTAGAAAAAAAATGTGAGTTTGCAGTCCATATTTACAAGGTAAAAATGACTTTTGAAGATTTGGAGAGCTATATTACGGATAAAGCTCTTCCAAAGTTTGCAAATCAGGTTTTGAAACAAGAAAAAAGCAATAAAGTGGTAAATACGGCCGAAGATGCGATAAAAGTATTGGAAGAGTATGGCTATAAAGTTGAATTATGGAAATGTATAGTAGAATGGGATAACGATGGGATTATAACAGTTTGTTAGGAGGTAATATGAAACATTTTTAGTATTTTGTTTAGCTCCCTGAGATAATCAGGGAGTTTGATTAAATACTAATAAAGGAGGTTTAATATGACACTAAAAGAATTTGTGTTAAAACTTGGAGAAGAGACAAGAAAAGAGTCAGATATGATAGAAGAGAAGAAAAAAAAGGAAATTATTGGGGATTTGGAGTATTTGAGAGATACGGCAAGAAATAATGGGAAATTAGAAATACTCAATAATATTATGGGATTTATAATTGAAAACAAAATTTAATGTTTTGTCCTGTCTCTTTATTGGAGATAGGATTAAATATTAAAACAGTCCTTATGGACTTTAAAAAGGAGGATTATTATGGATTTAACTATTAAAGATTTAAGTCCGGAGCAGTATGATAAGATTTTAAACTTTGCTAATTCTTTGGTAGAAAGAAAGTATTATTTGAGAATTTTCAGGTATGATTTTGTAGATTATGAAGATGAAATTAATCTTGTGTTTGATAGAGATGAAATTGACGATGTTAAGATTTTAAATTGTTTGAAAGATTATACCTTATGCAAAAATTATGAAGTAGAAAACGCAGATTACTTTGACAAAGAAGAGTTATTAGCAAATGGATATCAGTTGTTTTATTGTGAGGCAACGATACATAGCGGGATTTGGCTATATGAATATTCAGGAGCTTTAAGAGACCGTTGGGATTCGGGAATTGCTGGAATTATTGCAATAAAACATCATAGTAAAGATGTTCATTTTGGATACGAAGTGTTTAAAAAGTTTTTGAAAGTTTGGCAAAAATGCTCAGATGGAGACTTTTACGGATTTGAAGTTTATGATAACTATGGAGAGACAATAGACTGTTGCAGCGGATTTTATGAAATAAAAGATATTAAAGAGTATTTGCCCGATTGTATAACAGAAGAACAATTCAAACAAGCCTGTGATAATATTAAATATTAGTGCTTTGTATAGTCCTGATAGCGATATCAGGACCTTATTAAACACTAAAGGAGGTTTAATATGCTTTTATTTGAACAAGCAGTAAAAGTGTTAAATCAAGAATGGGATGCGATAATGACCGAAGTAGTTGATTTCAAAGGCAACCATTATGAACGATGGGAGATAATCAATACGATATCTCATCATCCTACATTGGCAGATTGTTTTGCTATAGCAAGTTATTTTGATATGAAATATGTAAAAGGATATTTTTATAAAAAACTGCCTTTAAGGCAGAAATAAAATAAAAGGGGGATAGCTATGAAGTTATCTAACAGAAATGAAGTATTGACGTTGTTGGAAAAAATTGATAGGAAGGATAAGATGATTGAGTCTGCCAAGAATCTTACGTTTGATTCGATAGGTGTTACTTTAAAATCTTATCCAAAAACAACTGAGAAGGCAAGGAAAGTGATAGTTGACAGACTCACTTTGGAGAGAGAGAAATTAGTTGAAAAACTTGCTGAGTTGTAATGTTTTGTTTAGCCCCGATAGAGATATCGGGGTCTAATTAAACATTATAAAGGAGGATATTATGGAAATCACAATTAAAACCGATTATGAAATCGGACAAAGAGTGTTTTGTGTTAGAAGGGCTCTTATTGGAGATGCTTTTGAAGTAGTTGAAGGTAAAGTGGTGGATTTTTGTATAAATTTAAAAAAGGGAGGAGTTGAGATACTATATGAAATTCAATTGGAATTTTACGATAAAAAAGAAAAAAAGAGATATTACGATACGTCTATTCATTCCAAACAAACGATGTTTATAACTAAAGCTCTTGCAAATGAAGTTTGTAAAAATTTATGCAATGCTAAAAAATATATTAAAAGTTTTGGATTTTAGTATTTTGTATATCCCTGATAGAGATATCAGGGGCTTATTGAGTACTAAACAGTCCACTGGACTTAAAACAAGGAGGGCTATATGGATATAATGAACAAACTCCATAGGTCAAAGACGTGCGATTCTTATTATGAAATCGCAAAAGATGAGGCGTACAAGTTGTCAAGAAGTCTGCAAGAGGCAGATTTGAATGTAGAAGGATGGATTAAAAACACAAGATGGGATAAAAGAGAAGGAGATTCGGTTATCTCAAGTATTAATTTTTCTGCAAGGTCTTTAAAATCGTTCAATGTGGAGCAGGAAAAGGATAGTTTTTCTCCTGTGTACGGCATTAGTAGATTGAGCGATTGTAGAAGAAGTAGAAACTTGCCGTTTTTGATAAGGGTTTCTAAGATGAGAAAATACCTTAAAACAATCAAAAAATTTGATGTAGATTATGCAGAAATGGAGAAAATTTTTGGAAGATTGTTTTATTGTATAAGAATTACAGGATTAGAAGATACGATAGTTTATGATTTTGTTAAAAAGACAAAGAGAGCTATGCCGAATTGTACGATTGAGGATTTCTCAGGATGGTTTTATAGACCTGAGTTTGAAGATAAAGTGATAGAGTGGTGGGAGACAAATTTTAATAAAAAATATAGGAGATATTGTAATTGTTGTGGAAGGACGGAAGTAATTTGTTATCAACAACCGACATTTAATATTACAGAAGTAAACGATGGAACTTATTGCGATGATTGTTTGATAGAAAAAAATTACGGAAAATGTGATTTGACTGGCAAGATGGGATTTAGAGTTAGATTAAAATTTTCTTGCGAGAAAGATAAAAAAGCAGTTCAAAAAGAATTGAATTTGTATAAAGATGAGATGAATGTTATTAATTCGGAACTTCCAGAAACAATTAGATGTTGTTATAAATGCGATTGTTATTATGTTAGAGAAGATGAAGAGGATACTCTTTGCTCTGAGTGTAAATTGACAAGAATTAATCCTTATTCAACAAAAATTGAGAGATTTTTAAGAGCAAGAACAGACGATGTAAACGAAAAAATGTTCTATGGCGCAGAAATAGAAATGGAAGTAGATATGGATAGTAGTATAGAAGAATGTGCAAAAAAGATAAATAAATCGTTAAAACAATTTGTTTATTTAAAATCAGATAGTAGTATAAGTAATGGATTTGAAGTCGTATCTTATGCAATGACGTATAAAAGATGGTATTTGGCACTATGCGATTTCAAAAGAACTTTTCAAAGTGTAATTAATGGGGGTGGATACAGTGATGAAGCAACAACAACAGGTCTCCATATTCATTTAAGTAGAGCAGGTTTTAAGGATAATTATCATATTGCAAGATTTGCAAGATGTTTTTATTTGGATAAATATTTAACCGAACATTTTGCTTGTAGAAGTTTTAATCATTATGCTCAGTTTGATTATGGTATAGCAAGAGATAAAAATTATTTCATTAATGGATTGAATAATGCCGGTGTTTTTGGAGATAAATATCACATCGTAAACTTTAAACACGCCAAAACGATAGAAATAAGAATGTTTAACGGAACTTTGAGAACCGATGTTATATTTGCTCATATTCAATTCTGTAAATTGTTAGTTGAATATTCAAGAGATAAAGAAAACGAAGAGTCTTTAAATGCAAAAGAGATGTTTGAGTATTTAAAACAAAATGCTCATAGTAAGATATTAAAACAATTGATAAAATTCTATGAAATGAAGGTAAAATATTTAAAGGAGGTAAAAACAATATGTGCATAGCAATATTATTGCCAGAAGGCAAAGTTTTAGATAGAGATACTTTAATTAGATGTAACGAAACGAACAGGGACGGATTTGGATATGCTTATTTTGATGAAAACAATCAAATAAAAATGGTAAAAGAATCAAATAAAAAGAAAATTATCAAAAATATTGATAATTTTATTGAAACAAGAGACAAGTATATAGATAAGCCGTTTTTGGTACATTTTAGAATAGCAACTCACGGGCTAATATCTAAAAGATGTACTCATCCGTTTGTTGTAAATGACGAGATAGTGTTTTGTCATAACGGAATTTTGAGACACGATTACGGAGTTTCTAAAACTTCTAACGATAGCGACACTATGATGTTTAATAAAAAAATCCTTCAAAGAATAGCAAAAAGTTGCCTCAATGATATGATAGAAGGAAAAAACGATGTTCTGTTTCAATTAATTGAAGGATATATTGGTTCGTCAAATAAAATGATTTTGTTAAACAAAAACGGAAAATATAAAATCATAAACGAAAAAGCAGGTGTTTGGGATAACGGAATATGGTATAGTAATACAAGTTATCAAAAACCTGAGCCAGTATCTTATTCATATTGGTATGGTGGATATTGGGATAACGAACAACAAGCTTGGATGGAATGGGATAAAATAACACAAACATATAAACCGCAGAAAAATATTTTAAATTGGAGGTAGCTTTTAAGGGATAGCTCCTATATGGAGCTATTCATTAAAATCTATTAAAAGGAGGACTATATGAGATATGAATATGATATTATGGAAAACTATTTAAAAAGATTTAAAGGTTTTGAATATCGCAAATGCGGAAAATATATGTATCTTATAAACGATATTATAACAATAAAAATTGTGTTTATGCTTGAGATTAGATTTTTCTACAAAGAAAAACTGATAGTAACAAAAGATACTTATTTGTTAAATAGAGAGCAAACAAGAGAGCAAATTCGTAGATGTGTAAAGATTGCAAGAAAATTAACAAAAAGAAATTTAAAAAGGAGGTAGATGCTTATGCAAAGACTAAGCGACAAAGACTATTTTGCTTACAAAGGATTAAGCAAAAGTCAAATTAAAAAATGGAATGACCAAAATCCGATGTGGTTTTGGAAAAACTGCCTTTTCAATCCTAATAGGATTGATGAGGGAGTAACAGATGCTTTGGTAAATGGGAGATTGGCTCATACTTTATTGTTAGAACCTAACAAATTTCACGATGAGTACAAAATTATTCCTGATGGCAAAGGTTTTAGTTCTCGTAAAACAAAAGCCTTCCAAGATGCGATAGCCAATGAAAAAAGTGGAAAAGACTTGGTTTTACAAAGTGAGTTCGATAATTGGTATTTAAGGATAAAAACTTTATTGAGTTATGACTTGGTAAAAACTATTTTAAGTGGGATTTCAATTGAAAAACCTGTGATTTGGGAAGATAGAGGTTTGGTTTTAAAAGCAAAATTGGATGCCGTAAAAAATACTCCACAAGGGATTGTTTTAATTGAGTACAAAACTACGGCAACAATAGAAAAAAATATTAGAGGTATCGATGTAGGTGGCTATACTTACGATGTTGGGATGCAATGCAAAGCAATTGAGTCTTTGTATGGACAAACTCCCGTAAAAATGGTGTTTATTATTCAATCTTCAAGACCCGATGAGGAAAACTGGATAGAAATTCGTTCCGTAGAACAAAAAGATATTGAAGTTTGTAGAGTTTATACTGATTTGGTTATCGATAAAATCAAAAAGAGATTTGATAAAGGTTTTACGGATGATAGTTTCAGGACAGATTTGGTAGAAAAAGGCTTTGAAGGATATCAAGAGAGTGCTTTTTCTTTGTCTTTTGATAGAAAATTATCGGAAATGGGAGAATAATGCCTATGAATTGGATAGAATTAAAAGAAAAATCTTTGGCTTTTCCAAAAAGAAAAAATGGAATATATGTAATACTAAAACATTATTTGGATAACGGACAAGAATATTTATCTATTAGAAGAGGGCGTTATGAGATATGTCAAATAACACACAATAGAATAAGATTTTTTTCTTTATCGATGGCAATTGATATTTCTCATTCTTGGATGATTATAAAAGGAATAATGGAAGAAAACAATAATTGTAAAAAAATAACAACGGAGTGAATAAATGAATATAAAATTAAAGATAGATGATTTGAAAAACAAAAAAGAAACACTTGAAAACAAAATAAAAAATGCAAAAAAAGAAATAGATAATATATCCTCCGCCGATTATGGACTTTTGTTTGAAAAAACAAGAAAACTTTACAATCTGTTAGTTAGAAGATTGTCTATATTGGAGATGTTGAAAAACTTTGAAAGAGAATAAAGGAGGTATAATATGGAAACAAGATATTGTTTGGTAGATATAGACACTTTGGAATTATACACAAATCAATTCGGTGGAGAATTGCCACCGATGACAGAGAGTCAAATAAAAGAGTATTTTCACGAAATAGATATTGAAACTATAACTAAAAAGTATAGTGTAAAACTATATCCATTGGATGAAAAACATTTATGTCGTCATTGTAAAACTCCATTGGCAAAAAGTGATATAGACGGCTATGTTTATCAATGTTTTTATTGTGCAGAAGATTTTTATGGTATTGAGGCGATAGAAAAAGACGGAAATATATATAAACTTATAAACACAGACACAAAAGATTTGTTTTTGGGAACAGAAAAAGCAGTTATTAGATTTGCTAACGATAAATTAAACGACAAAGGCAAAAAATGGATGTATTTATACCAAGATAGACTGCTTGATATGGGATTTGTTAAAAGAAACGATGCAGAGGTAGAAGAAATTACAAACATAGAACTTGCGATAAAATATCTGCAAACGGTAGAAGATATTGAAGTTGTAGAAATTGGGGATATTTTGAAAGAGTTACAAAACAATGAAGTAATTTTATTATCACAGGAGGAATAAAATGGATATAGTAAAAGAATGTCTAAAACCTGCTAAGTTCAAAGAACTTGGAGATGGTATTCCGTACAGAATGTTTGTTAGGCAAGTTGGGGATTTTAAAATTTTCTGTTGCTTGTTTAAAAATGGATACAGATTTATATTGGCAAAAGATAATTTCTGTATAATTCTGCACGATTTTAAATTGGAAACATCGATGAGTGTAATTAGGGATTTTGTGAGCAGAACTTTGGTGTATTTTAAATCGTTAAGTAGATTCAAGAAACATTGGAGGATAAATTTATGAAAAGACCTACACTTATAATAGATGCTTTTCATTGGGTTAAAAACAGACCTTTTATTTTACAACAAATATACCACGATTTTGGAAAAATAGATTTTGATTTGGTAGTAACAATAAAACCTCTTGGATTAGCTAAAATTATTAAAATGGATATGGAATTTATAAAAAAAACTTATAAAAATCCAAACTTTTTGTTTGGCAAGGAGGGAAAATGAGATACGGCAGTTTTACGATGAAACAAATCGCAAAAGTAAGAAAAGAGAACAAATTAAAGAAGTTCAAAAAAGACAAGGCAGATGTGTCTGGAAACAAGAGAAGAAAAAAAGGATATTTCTGCCCGTCAAAATAAATATTGACTTTATGTAAATTATATGTTATAATCATATAAAAATTAAAAAGAGAGGGCAAAAAATGGAAAAAATCACAAAAACTATTATCACGAGTACAAAAAATTATGAAAAATTTAAAAGAGTGGGATTAAACAGAAGTATAAAAAACAAAAACGTAGAGAGATTAATGAAGAGTTTTGAGTTGACTGGTGGGATGTCAATGTCAAAGCCGATAATTGTCGATAAGGAATTTAACATTATCGATGGGCAACACAGATTAGAGGCTTGTAAGAGAATGGGGATACCTGTTCATTATGTCGTTTTTAAGGATAACACAAAAAACATTCCTATTTATAATACATATCAAGAAAAATGGGGATTGGAAGATTATGCTCAATATTGGGCATCTCAAGGCAATAAAAACTATCAAAGATTATTAGAAATCAAAAACAAAACTGGTGTTAGTATAAACGGATTGATAGAATGTTTGTTTAATGCAAGTGGATACAAAAATGAGGTTTTTAAAGAAGGAAGAGTGGTTTTTGAAAAAGACATTGAAGAGAGTGTCGATTTTGTTCAAAAAATGATGAGGCTTTGTTACATAATAAAAGGAAAAAGAAACATTGTAAATAAAATTGTAAGATGTGTTAAATGCTTGAGAAAAATAAAAGATTTTGATTTGGACTTTTTAATCGATAATGTTATGAAATATCAAGCAAAACTATATCTTTGTACTACATCGGAGGAATATTTGCAATTATTCACAGATATATATAATTACAAAAAGAAAAACGGAAGATTAACATTTGAAAACACATTGTCAATAAAAAATATTTAAAGGAGGGCATTATGGCTCAAGAATTAGTAGTACAAACTTTTAACAATGCGATACAAGAGCAAGTTCCTATTTTAATTAAAGCAACAGGATTAAATCAACAAGAATTGCAAAGCAAATTGATTTCGTTTGCTTATGCAACAAAAGCGATGTTGGATGCAAGTAAACAACCATTATCAAATTTAGACCCGCAGAGTATAAGAGAGGCTTTTAAGGCTTCTTTGGATACTGGGATACCTGTTGATAAAAGGCAACTCGCTTATGTGGTTAAGTATGGTAGCAAGATTGAGTATCAAATTGGTTTTAAGGGATTTATTTCAAGGATTAAGGAAATATATCCTACGGCACAAGTTAAGGCAGAGTTGGTTTATACGGGAGATGTTTTTACCGTAGAAAAAATAGATGGTAAGGCAAAATATACTCACAAAGTTGCTAATCCATTTGCACATATCAAGGATATGGTTGGTGTTTATGCTTATATTCAATACACAGATAAAGGTAAAGAGTATTCATTCATTGAAACTATGAGTAAAGATGAGGTATTAAAGATAAAAGGTAAGGCAAAAACTGCTTTTGTATGGAATGATTGGTTTGGAGAGATGGCAAAGAAGGCGGTTGTTCGTAGATTATGTAAGACTTTATTTATAGGCGACCCCAAGATAGCAATAATGGAAGATATAGACAACAAGAATTTCGATGTTCAACAAGAACCTGTCCATATAGATTACGACCAACCAAAAGAAATGCCAAAAGAAATTCAACCGAATAAAGCCGATGTTATTGCTCAACAAGAACAAGTTGTAGAACAAGAGATTAAAGGAGATACTGCAACCGAAGTAGATATAACAGACAATATCTTTGTTATAAGTGATATTATGCAAAAGACAGGCAAGACAAATGCGGGTAGAGATTACACATTATCGACATTGACTTTTACAGACGGAACTATGGTAAAGACTTATGATAAAAAAGATTATCAAAAAGGAATGACCGTAGAGTTGGTTGAATGGGATAAAGAACAAGGCAAATGCAAAAAGGTTAATATACTATGACAGACGCAGAATGGTCTAAATTGATTAAAGAAAGAGATAAAACGTGCCAATTTGCAGGATGTAACAGTATAGTCGGAGAGGCACATCATTGGATTAACACAAGAAAATACAAAAATACAAGGTATATGCTTGAGAATGGGATTATGCTATGTGCCAAGCATCACAGATTAGTACACGATAAAGGTATAAAACCACCAAGCATATACTTTAAAAGATTTGTTTCACGTGAAACAATAGACAGAATAAAAAAACTTAAATGGGGGTAATATGGGAATATTAGATGAAATAATAAAAGAGGCAAAAGAGGCTCAACCTGATTTCGATATCAACAATCCTCACGACCTTAACAAATTGACAAAGTCTATAATATTGGGATTTCCTGATAAGAAAATAGCTAAGGAAATGAGAGAGGATTATTTAACACAAGTGGTTGAGAGACAAGAGAGAGAAAACACAGAGAGAGTTTTGAAAAAACATATTTGTGATAGGAATGAGAGTATAAGTATAAGATACGACCAACTCTTATTAGAGAAGGATATTATAGAAAGAAAAATTAAAGTGATTAAAGAATTTATGGATTAGGAGGTATTATGTGCAAAATTACAGAAGAATCTTTTAGAGAAAATTACGATAAAATGACCGTAACAGATTTAACCAAGTTTTTTAATGTAAGTAGGAGTACGATAGTAAGTTTGGCAAAAAAGTATGGGCTACCACAAAAAACAAACGGAGGATATAAACCTAAAAAGGCTATAAGAATAAGCAAAGAAGAGCTTAAGAGACTATATAATACTACAAGAACAAGTGATTTGGCTAAAACCTTTGGAGTTTCTGTTGCAACATTGGTAAGAATAATAAAAGAGAATGGGATAGAAATCAAAAAGACAGGACGCGGAGTAAGACAAAGAAAGATAATAGTGGAGGGATAAAATGGAACTCTTTTTTATATGGGCAAGTATTATGATTTATGTTTCTCAAATTATGATTCTTGTCTTAGGATGTATATTTGAAACAATAGAAGAAAAATCAACTATTATTTTTCTTGCTATTCCGTTTGGATTTATTGGTTGGATAATAAAATATTATATGAAAATGGAGAAATAATGTATAAGATTTATATTTCCGGAGCAATAAGTAATAACGATAACTACATAAAAGATTTTACGGAAGCAAAACAAAAGTTGGAGGCTCTTGGCTTTGAGGTTTTGAGTCCTTTGGATACAGATGCTTATAAAAAGAAACTTCCTTATAAGTTTTGTATGTTTGAGTCTCTTGATTTATTAAAACAAGCAGATTTATTTACTATTATAACGGATGGGATACAATCTAAAGGAGTAAATATAGAAAGAGATTTGGCTCTATATTGTAACATTCCTTATGTAAACTATTACGAGATAGGAGGGCTTTATGGAAAAGAACAGAGAACAACGAGTGCTTGATTATATTAAAAAGTATCATACGATAACACCTTTGGATGCTTGGCAACATTGTAGCACTTCAAGATTGAGTGCCGCGATATACAATCTCAAGAAAATGGGATATAAAATAAAGAAAGAGAGTGTAAGAGTACCGACAAAAGTAGGCTGGGCTTATGTTGCTCAATATTCATTGGAGGGATAATGGAAATAAAATACACAGTAGTAGGGATACCAAAACCACAATCAAGACCGAAAACGTTTCATCGGACTTTAAAAAGTGGAAAACCTTTTGTAACCACATATTCGCCAAAAACTGATTGGTTTCATTTGGTATATACGGAAACACTTAAACTAAAAAATAGCTTAAAAATAAAGCTCTCAGGGGCTTTAGAATTAAATCTAATCTTTTGTATGCCAATACCTAAGAGTATAAGCAAAAAGAAGAGGGCAGAGTTGCACTATGTAATCAAAAAGCCCGATTTAGATAATTTGAGCAAGGCAGTGATGGATGCAATAAATAATGTTGGTATTTGGGAAGATGATAGCCAAGTGGCTGTTTTAAACACAAGGAAAATTTATTCCGAAGAACCGAGATGTTTGATAGAAATAAAGGAGATTTAATGGAAAATCAAATATGGTTGGGAGACAGTTTGGAACTAATGAAGAAAATCCCTGACAAGTCAATCGACCTCATTATGACCGATATTCCTTATCTTTATTCCGAGAAAAAACCTTCTCCAAAGAGCCACTTATACAAAGCAGTAATGAAAACAAGAGTAGAACTTGAAGAGACAGAGATAGACAAGGGAATAGATATCAAATGGTTGGACGAGGCTTGTAGGATATTAAAGAAAATCAACATCTATATTTGGATGTCAAAGTTTCAAATTCCTGAATACTTAAATTATTTTGTCAACAAAAAAGCAAGTTATGAGTTTATTCTATGGCTCAAGCCCGATGCGATGCCTTTGCATAATTGCAAGTATAATTCCGACAAAGAGTATTGTCTTTATTTTCGTAAAGAGGCTTATTGTCAACCGAAGGATAACTATTCGGCTGCAACATATTACATAAGAAACAAGAACTCTCAAGACAAGGCAGATTTAGGGCATCCTACACCAAAACCTGTGGATATTACAAAGATTCTTATCGAGAACTCGACTCACGAAGGCGATTTGGTACTTGACCCGTTTGTTGGAAGTGGAACAACTTGTGTCGCTTGTTATCAATTAAAAAGAAAGTATTTAGGAATAGAAAAAAACGAGAAGTTTTATAAAATTGCCGTCGATAGAATGGAACAAGAGAAAAAAATACTTGATTTGTTTTAACAAATATGGTAGAATTAAAATATGCTTACGGTAAATAACAATCAATTAACTAACTAAATATAATCTCGCATAAGAAGAAAGGCTACCCCCTTTTTATTTGCGAGTTAAGGATAGCGGTGGGAACTTTTCAATTCCGTAAGCAACACCGCTATCTTTATTTGGAGGATTTATGGAGAATCAAATTATCAATGACGATTGCTTAAATCATTTAAAGACAATCTCTGACGATACATTTGATATAACTTTTACTTCGCCGCCGTACGGGTTTAATGCAAAGAAAGATAATAATTCGCATAAAAAATATATTAATTCCGAAACGATACTTAAAAAAGATTGGTTAGATTGGCAAATAAAGGTTATAGACGAATGTTTAAGAGTAAGTAAAAAGTATGTAATTTATAATGTAGGAGCAATAAAAGAGAATAGAGAAAATGTTTACAGATTAATAGGACATTATGCAGACCGAATACACGATGATATGATTTGGTACAAAGTAAACGGACAACCGAGTGCAACTCCGAATGTAATCAACAATAATTACGAACACATTTTGTTGATTAAAAAAGATAAGAACTATCAAATAAAAACTTCAGGTGAAGGGATAAAGTGTTTTCGAAATGTTATTGAATGTTTTGTTAATTCGAACAATCCTTATTCGGAAATTCACGGTGCGATGATGCCTCAGAAATTAAGCGATATAATAATTGCTAATCTTACATTCAAAGGAGACTTCGTTTTGGACCCGTTTTCTGGATTAGGAACTACGGCAATAAGTTGTATAAAGTATGGAAGAAAGTTTTACGGAATAGAAATTTTTGAAGAGTATTATAATATATCAAAACAAAGAATATCGGATGCTCAAATAGAGAAAAATAGCGAGTTCGATTTTGATATGTTATAGGAGGAACAATGAATAAAAAAGAAACTAAAATGTTTGAAAGTGAAAAAACATATATATTTAATGCGATAACTTTTTGCGATTTTGTAAAAGAAGAACTTATTTTCTCAGACAGATATTTTTTAACAGAACAAATTATAGTAGAAAGAGTCCTGTTTGGCTCTGAAGGATTTAACAAAATATCAGATGCTTTGTTTGTATTACTACATTTCTTCGGTAAATTTAAAACTTTTGAAATTACTATGACAGAGAAAGTAAGGAGGCAAAATGGAAAATAAATTTATAAAAGTATTGTCTATTGATAAAAACTGTTGTGATAGTGTTTGTATTGTAAACAAAGATAGTATTGATTATTTTGAAACAACTAATTTTTATGAAGAAGAATATAGTTGTGCATCTTTGTTTCTTAAAAATGGAACAGAAATTATTGTACAAGAAGAAGGAATAGAAGATATACAAAATTCTTTATTAGGAAAAACAATAAAAAGAAAAATAAAAAGGAACATAAAAAATATAAACAAAATTGAATCAATAGATGAATATTTGAATTGTAACAGAAATTGGGATAAAAGTATAGGATTAGGAAATAGAATTAATATATTACATAACCTTACATCATCTTACAAAGAAGAGATTGCAACAAAAATAAAACTTATGAAATACCAAGATTTTCTTAAGACTCCATATTGGAAAGCTATAAGTACTTATATGAAAATAAAACAAAACAAATGTGAAATATGTGGAAGTAAAATAGAATTACATACTCATCACAAAACTTATGAAAATCACGGATATGAAATATTACACTTAAACGATTTACAAGTTGTTTGTGGAGTTTGTCATAACAATATTCATAAGGAGAATAAATAATGGAACATTCTTTTGATATAGAAATAGCAATAAAATATGGATTAGAACTTTCTATTGTTTATAAACATATTCTATTTTGGATAATAAAAAACAAATCTCACAACAAAAACTTTAGAGATGGATGTTATTGGACTTATTTTTCAATAAATTCTTTACAAAGTGTTTTTCCTTATTTCTCTATTAAACAAATACGAACAATACTTGATAAAATGAAAGAATTAAATATTATAAAAGTAGGTAATTATAATTCTCAGAAATACGATAGAACTTTATGGTATTCTTTTGTAGAAGAACCTGAAGAATTAAAAAAAATTATACCAATTGGAACAAAAGAAGATGAATCAGAAAAAGGCAAATCCATTTGCCCAAACGGGCAAATGGAAGTTACCAAAGAGGCAAATGGAAATGCCCAAATGGGCTTACCTATACCATATAATAAAACATATATTAAAACAAATAATAAAAATATTATAGGAGAGACACAAAAAAGATTTATCCCTCCTACAATAGAGGAAATAGAAAAATTCTGCAAAGAAGAAAATATAGACATAGATGCTAAGCAGTTTTTCTATTGGAATGATGCAAGAGGTTGGATGATGGGTAAATCAAAAATGAAAAGATGGAAATCTGCCGTAAGAACTTGGGAAAGAAAAAATAAAAAAGAAGATACTGCTAATGAGTTTTTAAAGTTGGGGAGGGAAGAATGACAAAAGAAGAGACAAGTAAATTGTTAGCTTTATTTAATATTGCAGGAGTTAAGTTTGAAGGAGACAAAAAAGCTATATTGGCTTTATGGTCTAAGTGTCTGGAAGATATAAATCCTAAGTTTGCTTTTCAAGCAGCTGAAAGAATTATAAAAAGAGAAACCGAATTGTTTGCAAATGGTTTGATAGCTAAAGTAAGAAACGAATCAAAGTTTTTAGAAGAAATGCAAACGATAGAACAAAATAAAATAGGAGCTAAAGATGACATACGAAGAATTGGAAGAGGTAATAAATAATATATTTGCTTCAAGAGCAAAGAATGTTTCTTCAAAGACCGTTTCTGTTTGGGTCAAAGATATTTCTTCAAGAGGTTTTTACGATAAGACGATAAAAGAGACCGAAAAAACTATGATGGAAAACGATGAAATACCTCCGACATTAGCTCAATTCTTGAAAATAGCCAAAGAAATAGACAATGGCTTTAAAAACTCCATAAATACGAAATTTAAGTGTCTTTATTGTGGGGGTAGTGGAATAGCAGGGGTAACCATTTTATTTGCAAATAATGGCAAATACTTAAGCCAAAACTATGCTTTAAAGTGCTATCACAACCAAAGTGAGAAGTTTGACCTTACAAAAATGGAGTTGAATGAAGAGACCAACAACAAAACACAAGGTTCTAAAGGATATTTTCTTGTGTTTAAAAGTGTTATACAAAGAGATGAATACTTAAAGCAAGTGTTCGCAAACAAAGGATATGATTTATGGGTAAAAGATTCTAATTAGCCAGAGATTAGAGTCTTACAAAGAGTTAGAGTTAAACTTTAAAGCTCAAATATATAACTTTTATTTAAAAAAATAAATTAATTGTAATAATTTATAAGAGCATAGCCGTTAATAGACTTATTAAGGTAAGTTGCAGATAATATCCGTATTAATGCACGGAATATATTACAAAGCGAGTTTCTGGCACTCGCAAAGGAGGATTAAAATGGTTTGTTTTTTGTTATTTATAATAATCCTTATATTGCTTAATAATTTTGATTAGGGAGGAAGAAATGTTTTCTACTGAAGATATAATTAAAGAGGTTCAAAGAGAAATAAATATGAGAAAAAGAGTGTTTCCTACTTGGGTTTTGCAAGGAAGAATAACTCAACAACAAAGCGATAAAAGAATAGGTATATTTGAACAAATACTTGAAGATTATAAGCAAAAACTTGAATCTGAAAATAAACAAATAAGTTTGTTATAGGGGGTAGGCAAGATGCAGTGTATAGATTGTCAGTATGTTCAAGCACGAGGTAAAGCAGGAGAAGGTCATTTTTTCTGTGAGAAGAAACAAGCAGAAGTTATGCCATTTAATTATTGCAAAATGTCAAAGCAATTTAGGGAAGAACAGAGAGCAATAGATATTTATATGGATAATTACGAAACAAAGACATTAGACGAGATATTGAAGATGATAGGAAAGAGAAGCATAGACAAAGCAAAGTTAAATTATTTGATTACGAAACATTTTTTACCAAGAAAATTATGGGGGGAAATTTAAAAATGATAATATTAATAAACTTTTTAATTGTAGTTTTAATATTAAGTATATTTGTTCCAATAATAATATGTATAACGGCTTTAGCACTTGATGAGTTAACAAGTAAAAGAACGGCTAAATTATTATTAATACCGTTTGGTTTCGTTGTACTATTAAAAGAAAGGTATGATGATTTATATGAGGAGGATGATTAAATATGACTGAAAAACGATATACAATAGTAAAGAGTCAAAAGAAATGTCCTTATTATGAAGTAATATCTAAAAAATGCTTAGCAGATTTAGAAGATTGTACAAAAGAGTGTATTAATATCAAAGGTAAATTTCAATATGGCGATACAAAAGAATATATGGTAAAAAAGATAACACAAGTATTAACAAAAGAAACAGGAAGTAATGCAATATGTATCCCATACGAAAGAACTATTTTATGGGAAGAAATAGCAAAAAAATAGTAGAGTTTTTGGGGGTGGAAGATGGAAAACAAAAAATTAAGAGTTTATAGAGATACTGAAACATATCCAAAAGAAGAAACTTTTATTGCTTGTTTAGTGAAAAGTATGTGGGATTTTGATAACAAAGCTGCAGCTATGGAAACATTTGAACATTGGGGAAATATACACCATATTGGTTTATATTTTATAATGTATATATGGAACAAAGAATATGCTTATTGGAAAAAAGTAAAAAAAATAGAAAATCCAAAAGATTATCCTGAAATAGTAGAATTTTGTAAGGAACGGAATATTGAATTATTATAAGGAGAAGAATAATGAAAAGAAGAAGATTTAAAGAAGGAGATAAGGTTTGGTTTGTTGGAGCAAGAAAAGATAAGAAAATTTGGGATATTGCAGAAGTAACAATAGAAAAAACATTTGTTTCAGGTAATAATGATTTATTTGTTATTTTAAATTTTGGAAAAGATAAAGGGTCTATGATTCATTTAGCAAAAAACTGTTTTTTCACAAAAGAAAAAGCAGAACAAGAGTGTAGGAGGAGAAATGGGGAATAAACTGATAGATGTAAACGAAAAATATGTGTTTAAAGTTAGAGAGTGTTGTTTGCCATTAGAAAACTGTCAGTTTAGATATGAAGATTTAACTTGTGCTTTGGAAGAAGATTGTGTTGTAATTAAAAAGATTAAGGAGCAGAACAATGGAATGGATTAAGTTTGATGTTTGGGATTATGCCTTAAATCTAAATGAAATACAAGAACAAATATTATGTGAGTTCGGAAGAAAAATAGCAATAGCAATACAAATACCAAGCGAAAGACAAAGGCTTGGAAATTGGCAAAGGATGAACCATATAGAGCCAAATACAATAAATATTAAGATTAACGGAAAAGAAATAGAAAATCTTGAAGAAGTTAGAAATCAATTTGCAGAAGCATTTGAAATACCTTATAAATTGTTATTTGGAGATAAACAATGAATGAAATAGTCAAGACTAAGCGATATAAAAGACCAGAGGTATTATATTGTTGCAGTTGTCCACATTGTTTGCATTTTTTCATATATGGAGATTGCGAACAGTTTTATTGTTTGGTTGATGATGAATACAAAGATAATGATTCTGCACAAAAAGATTGTCCGTTTAAGGAGGATAGATGAATACAACTTATTCAGAAAAGCCAATAGAAATAGAAGGTCTAAAGAAGTTTTTAGAACTAAGAAAAAGGTTTGAGAATTGTATTGATAAGTCTGTTGAAGATTATTTTAAAGATAAACCTAAAATTATTAAGTGTTATACATTCGATAAGAATCCTTCTCGATGGATGGTTATAACCGAAGATTATCATCTTCACGATATAAATATAATTTACGAAGAAGGAGAATTTAGAATTGAAATTATAGAATGTTTAAGTTTTGAAAAAGGAAGAGAACAGATTGTAATAGATTTATGTAAGCAATTTGAAAATAAAAGATGGGTATTTAAAGGGATAGTGGAGGGAAAATGAAAGTATTATTATGTATGATTTATTTACATTTGATTGATGATTATGTTTTGCAAGGTATTTTAGCTAAGTTGAAGCAAAGAGATTTTTGGAAACCTTATGACAAGAAATATCAAGCCGATTATGTTGTTGCTTTGCTTGAACACGGTTTTATGAACTCTTTTATGGTGCATATACCGATATATATTTGGTTATGCAAGAACGAATTGATATTGTCTTTTTCTGTTTGTGTTTTTGCAATAATTCACGCTTTAATTGACGATTTAAAAGCAAACGATAAAAAGATAAATCTTATAACAGACCAACTTACACATTTGTTTTTGATTTTCTTGTGGTGGATAATATTTACTATTGGAGGAATGTTATGAAAGTAAGATTGAAAATAGACTTTATTGTTCAAATAAGAGATATAAGCCGTACAAATAACACGATTATTAACTACGGTTTTAAAGAAAAAACAATAAAAGCGAACACGGAATTTGATGTAGTTTCGTATCAGCCTTTTATGAGTGTAAGTAATAGTTGCGATAGAATTATGGGTAGCGGTGTAATTATAAAAAATGAAGATTTGGATTTGGTAGTGTCTCTTGAAGAATTTAATATATTGTTTGAGGAGGTAAAATAATGGATATTCTATATACCTTAGGAACTGGCTCATTGTACCAAAATGCAGAAATAAAAACTTCAATTAAGTTAATAAAGAAGTATGCAAAGTTCGATAGAATATTTGTTATCGGAGAAAACCCTAATATAGAAGGAATTGAGTTTATACCTTTTAAGGATACGATGGCAAGGACAAGAAATGTATTCCGTAAGTTGTGCGAGGTTGCAGAAAATTCAGATATCTCTGAAGATTTCTTGTATATGATGGACGATGTGTTTATTCTTAAACCAATTGATATTGAGAATTATCCTATATATCACTCAGGAGAAATTCCGGACTATCAAGTTATTAATAATTATTTAAAAGAGATATTAAATACAAAAGAGTTCTTAAAGCAACACGGAAAACCTACTTTACATTATGGAGTGCATTGTCCTATAATTTATAACAAGAAAAAGATACTTGAAATTGACCCTATGTATTGGGAGTATGTGAACAAGTATAATCGAGAACTCAATCCGAGAATCTTATACGGAAATTGGTTTGAAAGCGACAACAAAAAATTCACAAAAGATTGTAAACTAATAAGAAACTATCCTATGGAAGAACTTAAGGATACGTTAAAAGACAAAGAATGGTTCTCGATAGGCTCAAGGTCTTATGACGGAAACATTAAAAAGTATTTGGAGGAATTATGAAAAACATAAGAATAACTTTTGAAGATGGCTCAATATCAAAAGATATTATTCCTGAAAACGAAGGAGAAATTTTAAATTTTCTTTATAATTCTGCACTTAATAAATATGTTAATATTCGTTATGATAAAGATTTAAAAACAAATGTTATACAGATTCTTTCTTGCAAATATAAATATGCTTTTATAAAAGGCGAATTATGCGAAATTATCAATAATAAAGAACTTAACCCTATTTGCAAAAATTTATATACTGCATTTTTAATATTAAGAGAAAAAGCAGGAGAATGGGAATGATAACTAAAGCAGGAATTATTTACGGATTAGGAGATGCTCTAAATGCAAGGGCTTTCCTTTTAACTTATTGTAAACAGAAAGACTATCCAACAAACAATATCACAATATATTCAGACCGATATTGGTTTCTTTTTGAAAGAGAAGGTTTCAAAAGAGAGTTAGATAGGTCTAAAATGCGTGGTCTTATAGGATATAAGAATTTCTGTAATTACGATTTGCCAAAGACTTATGAAACAGATAAATGTGATGAATGTATTGCAAGAAACGCAGGGATAGATTTCTCTTTTGATACTATTGTTCCTTTAAATTGGAAAACGAAATTAGATTTAGTCTTACCTAAGAAATTTGTTACAGTAAACAACGGATACGGTCGTTTAAGCGGAAATCCGTTAGATAAGAATGTAATATGCACAAAGGCTTGGTCGGTTGAGTATTGGAGTGAACTGGTTTTGAAAATAGGGATTCCTTGTGTTCAAATAGGTAGTGGAGCAAGTTGTTTTCCGATTAAACATACTGTTTTAAACTTGGTAGATAAACTTACGATACAACAGTCTGCCGAAGTAATGAAAAGAGCTTTGTTTCATATTGATATTGAAGGTGGATTAGTAATCTTAAATCAACATATAGGTGGAAAATCAGTTGTTTTGTTTGGCTCTACTGCCATAGAGAATCAAGGAAGGTCGTTTAATTTGAATTTAAGAGCTAATTATTGTGAGCCTTGCTATGAATGGGGTAGCAACAAATATAGACTTAAAATGCCAAAAGATGCTTTACCTTGTCAAGCAAGATGTATGAAAGAGTTAAAGCCTGATTATGTAATAGAACAGATATATAAGAATAAATGGCTTACCTAAAATTTTATATATTTTTTGCCGTTAAAATAAAGAGTTTCTCTTTTATTACCGATACTTATATGTATCCATTCTTTATTTCCTGACTTTTCAATTATTAATTGTCCGAATTTGAGTTTTGAATATCTTATAATATCAAATGTTTTTTCCAATGATATTTTTGCAGGGATAAAATCTATTGCTTCTATTTTTTGATGTTGGCTTGTAGGTGTTCCACCTACTTTGGTATTAAGCGAAGGACATCTAACGGCACTTGTTACAGTCATCGGTACATTTAACAATTCTCTTACTTCCTGAGCAAATAAAGCTAACTCTTTAACTTTATCCATATTGTTTACGGCATAATAGATATTGTCTGCCAATAAATCTTTGTGGCTTGTGTTTGTAAGTTCCTCAAAAGTAAAATTTTTAGTTAGTTTCATTTTTTTTGTTCTTCCAAAGGACAATTTTCAAGTTTTACTTTACCGTTCTTAAACTCAAACGGCTCTATCCAATCGTGCAAAACAGGACACATTATCATCTTCGGTGCTACAACTCTAAGGTCGCACTCTTTACAACTTGTTGGTATTTTTTCCATATTAGTTTTTATTATTATCATCTTGTTCTATCCAATGGCACATACTAAGCAATATAACTCTATCTATATCGCAACAATAGTATGAGCAATATTCATATCCGTTATTACTTTGCACAAAGTAAGGACAATTAATACACTTAATCATTTATTTCAATTTTCCCTATTTTCTTGAAATAACCTTTTTTCCCGTTTAGGAAATATGGTATCACTTTGCTACCACTACACCGATTAAAAGACCTAACACCAAAGCACCGATAATGCTATATCTGTATATTGATTCTCTGCTTTCGTATCTGTTCAACAAGTTTTGATAATTCTTTTGTTGTTGCTCCATTGTTAGATATTTCTGCAAGTAACTGTTCTCTAATGTTTCTAATTCTATCGTCTGTTGATTTAATAAGTTCGTCAAGTTCTCGTTGTTTTTCTGCAAGTTCGTTATTTGATTGCTCAATTCGTTTAATTGCTTGTCGGTTAGATAGTATGTATCCTGACAAAAAGCAACCGACAGACCAAAGAATAAAGATAATAATGCTAATAATAATGTTTTTAACTTCACTCACTTATGCTCCTGACAACCTTTCTCATAAAATCTAACTTCCTTATTGTATTTACTGCACCAACAATAATATCCGTTGCCACTATACTTTATTATTGAGTTCATACAATTAACACAATATTTCATTTTGCTCCTGTTCCGAAACTTGTATAAATTAACTCATACTCTTTATCATCGTAAAAATCTATCATTTCTTCCCTTTAATTGTTTTGGCTATTCCGTCAACATCTATTTCCGTCTTTGTTTCTTTTGTTTCTTTTTTGTTTATTTCTATCTTCGGAGCAGTTAAATTATCTACTGCCGATATACCAAATAAGCATAATGTCGCAAAAGTAAATGTTTGGTATAAAGCATTATCTACCGACACAAATAAACCTACTATCATAACTATTGCAAACAAACTTCCGAAATGCAGTTTTGTGTTCGGAGTTCCACCCCTATCTTGCAACATTAACTTGATATAATTAATTATCTTTTTCATTTTTCTTTGTTATCTTTGAATATATCCATTTTCTAAATTCGTCAATATATGGCTTTATGATAGGACTGAAGAAATAGAATATCAATGAAAGCCCTATAATTGCCCATAATGTAGCAAAAGTTTTCTCAATGAATATAAACATCCAAAAACCTAAAAAACCCACTAAAACAAATTCTAATGCTTTGTAAAGTAAATCGTAAATTAATTTCTTAAACATTTTATCTCCTATTTGTGCAGAGCCGATAGGAAGCCCTGCAACAGTTATACTTTTGAAATATTTATGGAGTTTTTTGAGCATCAACAAACTTCGTTGCCGATAGTTATTGTGTTCAAGAAAGAGCAATACTACTTATATATCAACCCTATCACTTGATATCTTTCAACAACTGCTTTATATCCGACCTGATATCGTAAATTGCATTTAGACAAAGGTCTAATTTTGTTTTAAGAGTTATATTCTCTTTTTCTACTGCAGTAACTCTGTTTTCCAAAATAGACACTTTACTCGGCAATTCGTAAATTTGAAAGCAGATATATAATGCAGATAATATTATTACTATGTTCGGTAAAGTAAATAATCTTTTTAAATTATTCTTCATTGGCTTCTACCGTTCTTAACTTTTGTCTTAACTGATAAATATTGCTTTCAATTTCCGTTATCTTATCAAGTGCAAAAGTATCTCCCTTAATTGCATTACGAATATTTCTCGGTGTAATCTTGTTTTCTTCTGCAACAATTTCGGCTTGAATAATAGCATTGTGTTCTTCTGTCGTTAGTGCTACAACTTCATAACTAACTGTTATCTTATCTCCGTCAGTATAAATCTCTTGCAACTTTTCTTCTTCTTTGTTAAATGTCGGCTTTTCTGTATATTCAATTTCTTTATAACCTAACTCTCTCAACTTTTCTTCCGTTGGATTTGTTATCGTTGTGTTTCCGTCTTTTACTATCTGCCCTGCAATTACAAGTTTTCCGTCAATTATTTTACCAAACATATTTCCCCCTTATGCTCCTATAAAATCTCCTGTTCCTGCATTACCGCAGAATTTGCCCTGCACACTTTCCCATATACCATACTTGTTAGTTAATGTATCGTAAACAGGGATAAAATTACGAACTAATCTGTTGTTGTCATAGATTTGGGAGTTGTATATTTTTACCTTTGAATAATAATTTGCACTTCCGTTGTCGTTGCAAGCAAATAAATAAAAACTTAAATTTGTTTCATATTCTCCTGTATGCGAATATACTAGAACATTGTCTATTGACAACCCTTTATTGTCTAAACTAAAAATATGTCTATTCGTGTTTGCATTAGTGATTGAATGATTATATATATTTCCGTTTGCACCTATAAATCTAGACGAAAGAACTCCGAAATAGTGTCTATTTGCATAATTTTTCCCTGGAATACTTTTAATTGTTCCAACTCTGCCAACCAATATATCTGTAAATTCAACATCACAAACAAATTGAATAGTTGCACTTGGAACTATTCCTGTATCTATCCATTGTGTGCCTGTGCTTTCAATATACTCTACTTCTTGGTATCTTGAAGGTATCCCCTTTTTCTTCATCATCAACTCGTAAAACATACTCATAGTCGCACCCCCTTTATGAAGCACTGCCAAAATTATCTATCTCTGCAAGACCGTTGCGGACAACAATACAATACACAGTGTTTGCTTCAAAGGTCGGCAACTCATTTCCGTTACCCCATCTGATACCGCTGTTATCCGTAAAAGTAAAAGTACTGTCCGTAGTAAAATAAATAACACTTTCATTGTCGGAAGTTGATACTGTTGTCAATACCAACTCATCTATTACACCAAACTTATATACTTCTCCACCCTTAACATTAAGATTAGTATTGTCCCCGTCTATAATCACTTTACCGCTGTTGTTTCCGGCGGAAGCAAAATTTAAACCGCTACCTTTTTCCATACCCATATCAAACACCCCCTTAATAACCTAACTGTACTGCTATAGCTGATGCATCCGTTACATCATCCAACTTAGCTTTAAGAATTGCCGGAGCATTATGTAACACTTTAACACCATCTTCGCTAAACTCCAAAGACGAATCTTCTACCCATGTTGTACCGTCATCAACAGACACTTCAAATTTCAATATACCGTTCCCGGTGATACCGCTAACGGAAATAACATTGTTTCTTCCTTCGTGCCTTATTGCCTGCTCAACAGCAACACTGTCTTTAACTAAATCTACAAACTTCATCGCAGTAGTACTCATTACACTACCCCCTTAAAAAATATTTTAATCAAAAATTTTATTAGCCCTGCTTTCTGTCGCACCGTACAACTTAACTGCAAACTTACCATACTCACCGTCAAGTAAATCTTTGGTAGATCCTACAAACTCATTGTACAATGTCTTTACCGGCACACCCAAAACCAAACTTGAAACTTCATCTATAATCGTCAACCAATCTTTAAACTCAAGCTCATCTTTCGTAGCGGTCCTCATAATCTTAACCATATCATCAAGTAACGGTATCTCTTTATCCGGAGTAAAATCACCTGTAACCACTTTAGATACAAAACTGTTATAAGCTTGCGATATTATCGGCAGTGCCAACACATTACTACACTGCATCAAACTCATAATAATATCATCTTTTAAATCATCCCAATCACCGCTAACCAACCCGGAAAGAATCGCAAGAGAAGTAAACGAAGTATATAAGAAAGAATTTAGCACACCGTAAATCAATAAATTTTTAGCCGCCTGCTTTTTATTTATATCGCCATGAAAATACATATACATCGTATCACCAATCTTTCTGCTGTACTGATTCGGAGTATTAGCAAAAGCAAACATAGCTCTATATAACCAACTATTCATACCACGATACTGAAAATTACTCAATGTAGAAGGTAAACTTGCCTGCTGACTTCTTATCGTAGCTCTCTCAAAATTCTCAATAGCTGTTTTCAAAGATACACCCTTGCTCATCTGATCCACAACATACGGATACCCACCGAATATAATTGCACCTATATCACCAACTCTTGTCATCCAACTAAGCATACCCTTAAAAGTTTTTACCTTTGCAAAAGTTGCATTACTGCCTTCCATAGCTTTTAACAAAGCTTCTGTTTGTCCGCCTTTTGCAAATCTGCTTTGGCAATACTTACTGTTTTTCATCATAAAATCAATAACTTTTTTCGGAGTTGTAACACCTTTCAAAAACCCTTCAAACCATTTTACACTACTCATATCTTCCGCATAGTTTATGCACGATAACAACTGCTTAATCATAATACTCGGCTTAACAGCAATTTTAGTTAACACATAATTGTTAACTAAATAATCACCTATATCGCTTATACCGTCAATAGTTCTTGCAACGGTAGAAAACTTTGCATTATCTAACACTTGCAAAATATATTTATATACTCTATCACCGTAAGCATTAGTTATATGCCTTTTAACTACAGTAGTTTTATAAACCTTATTCAAATCTGCAAGTTTTTCTTGCATATAAATAAAATGATTTACTTTCGTTATATGATCTAAAGCTATCTTTACCGGATTACCAAAATTCATTAACGGTAAATTACTTTGCACTCTTGCCTTAATAAATCCGGGCGATGATACTTGCCCTATATTATCTTTAAGCAAATCCATATTACCTTGTATCCTTTCAACAGAAGAAGGGAAATAATTTTCTGCTTGCGGCATATCCAACCCGTACATCTTTAAATACACCTTGTTAATATCGTCATACAACGAAGCAACTGCTTTTTGTAATTCATCACCAAACTTTTTATCTTGAATTGTGAGCTTATCCATCATATCCATAATCTGTACATTACCAAAAGCTCTTACAATTCTCTCTTTTAAGTTGTCATTTTTCATCCAAATATAACAACATATAAGCTGCATCTTATTCAATTTAACCGCATTACTTGTACCGCTTCTTGCATCCAATTCTTCATAAGTATATTCTTCGTTCAAATATCTGTTAACGGTCATATCCAAATCGGTAGCATTTTTCAAACCTAAAGCAGCAGCACATTTTGTTTTTAAGTTTTCTGTCGTTTCATAATTCTTGTTAAAAATATCAATTTCAATTCTTTCCAAACTATCTTTATCAGCTTGCTTCTTTCCGGCAATAGCATTTATGGTACTCCACCAATTACCTAACCACTTTATATACTGTTTCTTTACTCCGGCAGTTAACCCGTTTTTACTTTTATTATCTTCAATGTTAACCACCAAATCATTTATATCTTTCTGTATTTGCTCTTTTTTTAATGTTTCTTCAATCTCTTTAGCATTTCTGCCAAACACATTAATCTGCATCAAATTATCATAAAGCTGCTTATAAAACTCGGTCGTATTCTGATTTACCTTATTAGCCTTATAAGATAAAAACATATTTTTCATTTTCTCATAATTATCCAATCCAACACCTTCATCATCAATAATACTTGTCGCTCTCTGATACAACTCTCCTTGAGCTTGCTCAATAGTCATCTTGTTATACTTTTCAAGGTCCGTAAAAAATCTTTGTGTCTGCTCGTCAAACTTAGAAAACTTCTGCTGATTTTGTTTTCTCGGAAGTGCCTGCTTCAACAATCTGTTTATCTGTTTTCTCATATACTTCTTATAATTATTCTTTTCTTCTTCCGTAGCATTTTTCGGCGGCAAAACAGTTTTATCTTTTCTAACTATCGGCTTTCTCGGATTCCTTAACTGCTCTTTAACCAACTTAATTTCATCTTGCAAATCTTCAATAACATTTAACACACTCTCTTGTATTTCTTCTGCCGTAGCAGAAAACTTTAAATCATTAATCATCTGCTTTTGTGCAGCCCTGTCAATAAATCTTTTTTTATGCAAACGATTAATTATATCTTCCACAATCTTTTTAGCTTCTTTAACATCCGCACTCATCAACCTTTTATACTCATCTTGCACCTTATCAACATCGCCCTGCTCCACATTTCTGTACCCTTCTTCTTGCAAGGATAATATCTTTTCCAAAGTGCTGTCTATCTGGCTAAACTCTATAACCTTCTCCAAAACTCGCAGATTTCTTGCAAAATCAATATCGCCTGCAACTCTCCACTGATCCGCTAACCTGTAAACAGGATTCCCGTCAAGTGCGGCTTTTGCAAGTTCAACCGCAGCTTCCGCCGTAGCATCTTCTTTAACATATCCGCCGTCTTTTAAAATTTGCAATACGGTATCCGCACCGGCTTTATTCAACTCATTAAAGTCGTAAATATTTTTATCATTTAATAACTGTTTTAAGTTTTTGGAAGGTTTACTCGGCTTTCTTGTGTATGCAACATTTAACAAATTGTACACATCATCAATAGTTATACCGTCAACTTCGCTCGCTCTGCCTTCTTGAATATTTTTAATAACTTCTTTAATAGCACTTTCTTTACCGGCATAAATATTACTGTCCGGCACATCATAACTTCTGCTCAAGATTGTATTAAACAACTCTCTAACATCATCGTTAATCTTCGGCAAATCATCTTTAATTCTGTCATATATATCACTTAACCACTTTTTAAATCTTTCAAACACAGTTTTAAGTTTAGCAGTCGGAGCTTTACCTTCTCTAAAGAAAGCTTCGGCACTTGTCGCAAACAACTCTTGTTGCCTTGTAGAATATCTGCCGTTATCTTCCGGCTCACCCAACCACTCATCAAGCTTCTTTTTAATTTCCAAAACTTTTTTAGAAGCATTTTTAGATCTTGCAAAATAAAGTATCTCACTCAAAAACACATGTCCTGTTTCATGCAACAATGTACTCTTGTCGGAAGCACTGAACAAATCAATAAAATATTGTCTGTCGTAAATCGTAGTACTCCCTCTCGGCTGCTCTTGCTGCTGTTCTTGATAAAACTTCTCTAAAACTTTTACAGCTTTATCATCAAATATTACATAAGCTCTACCGTCAATACCGCCGTTATAACTTATACCTTTTACACCGTATTTGTTTAATAATAAACTTGCTTCCTTACGATCTGCATCTTTACCTTTCAAATTAAATGTTATAGCATCATATATTTCTTTACCTGTAAAATCTTCTCCTTTATAATTCTTAAAATCAATAGGTTTGCTGCTAATTATAAAATCATCAATATTTTTTATAGAATTTATAAAATCTATTTTTACTTGCCTTTCTTCATTAAAGTTGTATTTTTTAATAAGTTCTATTGTTCTTTCTTTTCCGGATTTCGCAAGGTTATTTATTTCTGCACTAAGATTAAAATCTTTTGCTTCGGGATGTTCTTCTTGATATTTTATTTCATACTCGTACCCTTTTAAAAAATCAGTTTGCACATCTTTTTCAAGTTCTTTTTCTGCGATTTCTTTTAATGCTTTTTGTACCTTTTCCGGTTGTTCTTCAAAAGTTTTATCTTCGTCTAACAACACATCGTTTTCCGGTATATCTACCTTAAAAGTTTGTCCTTTATCTTGTGTTATTTTAATATTATCTATATCTATACTTTGCAATTCTTCTAATAATTTTTTATCGTCTATACCTTCTATTTGTTCTCTATCTTCATTATTAATATTCTCTTGTAAGTATTTTATTGTATTTTTTAATAAATCTTTTATAGGTTTGTAGTTGTTTTTTTCTGTTGCTTCTAACACTGCTTCATTTGTTTCTTCTGTACTTAAAAGCTTACTTATTTCTTTTAAATTCTTTTTACCTTCAATTTCATATATATTTCCTTCTATATTACTATTCCATAAAGGAACACCCAATCTTTTAGATAACAAAGCTTGTCTGTATTTTTCGCTCGTATCTTTATTCTCTGCAAAATACAAACCCCACCCATGAGCTTGTGCTCCTTCTCCCGTACCTATCTTATCGGTAGAAAAAGTATCAAATCTGTGCGGAGTACCATGATATGCAGCTTGATAATATATATCCGGATTATTTGTATCAAATGTACCTCTGTTGTTTATAGATTTTATTTGGTTCGGTTTGAATACAGCTGTATATTCAACACCTTCATCCTTTGCCTGCAAAGCATCATATCCTTGTGCCTTAATTGCATCAAGGAATTGTTTTGTTTCTGCAACCATCCACGAGTTATTTCCGGACAATATCTCAGCCGCTTCATCTTTTGTTATTTTCGTTAATTTGTTAGTATAAAAATCGTATGCTTCAATATTACCAATGCTATCAAGAATTTCATTTACAACTTTCTTATTTGCAACATTTAACGGATTTTTAGAATTTAGAAATACATCATAAACATATCCTTCCTCAGTCCATTGTTCATTTCCTTTTTCATCATCTTGAATATGCATACTTCTATAATTAGCAATTTCTTTTGCTTTTGCTCTATCAGTAGAGAAAAATATCAAACCATTATATGCACCGCCTCTAAAAATATTAAATGGTGCTTCCTGCCTACGATAATGTTCTTCTCCGTTTTCGTCTGTGTACCATCCGGTATTTTTTGTTTTCTGTTTCCTACTTAGTGGTGTTCCATGATAACAAACTTTCGGCTCTCCGTTCTCATCCACAATCTTACTTGCATTTTGTGGATCGTTCAACCAATCACCAAACCAATTTTTAAAAGCTTTTGTTCTAACGACCAACCAAAGCTGCTCCGGCAAATTACTGTCTTTACCGTTCGGAGCTTTCAAAAATGTACCGTCTGCAACAGCTTTCTGTTTTATATCTTCTTTCTCTTTAGCCAAAACTTTATTGAAAATTCCTTTTTGTAAATATCCCTCTTGCCCTACAGGTACACTTTTATCAATCGTATCAAAATAATCAAAAATATCAGCACTGTCGCCGTTATGCTGCTGCAATATATGTTCTGCCTCATCCCATGTCATAGCCGTAGGCACATCCGTAAAAAAAGAGCTTTTGATTCTCGGACTTAAAGCTTCATACTCTCCGTACCTGTCATTACCCTTATCAAGCTTCCTGATCTTGCCTATACCCATATCGGCAAGAATATTTTTTTGTGTTTTAAAATTATTTCTAATACCGCTTCTTTTTTGTTCATCCGCTAACCAATCTTCGTACCCTTCAATCTCTGCTTCATACTTAGCCCTTTCCGTTTCATCAAAATCTATAGGATTAAAACTGTCATCCAAACTTATGTTATTATCATCAATATTTCTTTCGTCTGTTTCAATATCTCCACTCTGTGCATTAACATTAAACCTTTTATAATATTCGGCAGGTCTTATATTGTCTTGATTGTAAGCTTCCATAACTAAATCATCATAAAAACTTACAGCATTTTCCGCTTGCCTGTAAGCTTCATCTTTGTTTGCAACCTTACCGCTGTTAATTAAAGCATCCGCATACTCTTGTATTTTCTTTTTCTTTTCTTGCAAAAATTCAAGCTCAACTCCTCTTTTCTGTTGCGGATCTAAAGCTTTTTTAACTGTATCACCAAACTCTTTATAAGTTTCTCTCGGATCAGCATTTTTATAAGTTACCGGGCTTTGCTCATCTTTAAGCATACTGTTTAACTCATCGGCAACTTGCGGGCTTACGGAAAAATCTAACATATTATTTACCATCTGTTTGGCATACTCATCTTTAACACCGATATTTATAAGCTCTTTTGTTGCACTATCACTAATCATTTTTTGCACAAATCTTGTATTGCTTACGGTAGCACTGCCGCCACCAATCAAAGCACCAATCAAACCGGCATACCCAACATTAGCAAGTATCTCGCTTACACTTTCAGTTCTCATCCCGGAAGTAGTTGCTAATATTTCTTCCGCACCTTGTTGCGAAGCTTCTTGAATAAACTCAGTCGCAGCCGATTTTAAAATCTTTGCAAAACTTTTTCTTGCCGCAAGAGTTTCAATCAAAACATGCAACCCTACAAGCTCTAAAGCACCTTCTGCCGCACCACCGGCAACACCTATGCTTCTTGCTTTTATAGGAGAAAACCCTTTTTCAATACCTTCTTCATACAAACTTTGGTACTGATAAGCTCCAAACACTTCAGCAGCAGATGCCGGGCTTTTAGTTACAACCGTTGCTCCAATCGCATACAACAAAGAAGCACCGCCGCCAACCAAATCATAAATAAATCCGTCTTTATCTGTTTTACCTATACCTGTATATTGCAAAAATCTTTCTGTTTTATCTTTAAACTCTTGTGTCTGTCTGTCAATTCTGTTATAAAAATCTGTATATTTTTGTTTTATATCATCACTAAAATCTTCTCCACCGGTCAAAACACTGCCTATATTAGCAGCTTCATCTATCAACTTATCTTTCATACCCTTAAAATACATATAATTCTGTCCGAAAAATCTTGTCATAGCACTTGCAAAATCAACAGTACTTCCGGCAAAACCTCTAACACCTTCTTTAATAACATCTTCGCCGCTTTTACCGGTAAACATACCGATAGTATTTGCAGCATTTTGTATCAAGTTCGGAGCTTGCACAACATACTTTAAAGCATTTTTAACAATATCTTTTTTATTTGTAGCAAGTTTAGACAATCCAAAATAATTATCTTTTTTCTTCTCATCATCAACAACATCCGCTTCATACTCAATTTCGTTAGGTCTTTGTGCGGTAGTATTTATTTCGTTATTATTAGCATTTCCGGCAACAAAATAACTTCTTCTTTCCGGTTGCACAAATTTCGGCTTATCAGCATCAACATATTGCGGCTCTACCTTCTGATCCGCAACATTTTTATCTATATCTTGTGTTCTATCCAATCCTATACTTTTCAATACTTCTTGCGGATCAAACTCTTTTGTTACAGTAGTTCTTGTATTATTTTTGATATTATTAAAAATTTCTTCGCTGTTCATTACCTTACCTCATCAATAATATTACCGTTATTATCTGTAAGTTTTATAACACCGTTACGGTCAATAACATAATTTCCGTACCCTACAGATTTTTTTCCAATATTACTGTTAGCTTTAGGATTATTTGTATCATACATATTGCCGTCACCTATAACAGCACCATACTCTTTTTGCGGCACATCAAATCTGTTTTGTATCATCCAATTAAACACAGATTGTGTTATTTTATCTATCTTTTCTTTATCGTTTATATAATAAGATTTCAAATCTATTCCGGCAGCCATAGCTGTTTTATACACATGCTCAAATATTTCGCCCTTATCCGTAACGGAAATTTTGTCTAAATTAAAATTATTTCTGTTTGTTTTGTTTTTTAAAACTTTCAAAATACTATCTGCAATATACTCGCTTGCAGTTGTATCGCCGCCTATTCCGTTACCTTTCAAAATACCGCCAAAAGTTGTTTGTCCTTCAACATCCGTATCTCTCAATCTAACTTTTTTATCTACCATATCGCCTAAAGCAACTCTCAAAGCACTTCTCATTTTAGTTACGGCTTTTTGATTGGTATAATAACTGCCGTCTTTTATACCTTCATCAATATTGTTTATCGTTTCAACAATACTTTCAACATTTCTTTTTTCTTTAAAATCAACAACATAATCACCTTTCTTATCTAACTTAATACCCAACTTTTTCATCTCAACTTGCAAATCGCCAAACTTGTTTTGGTTAACTTGTGCATAATCAGAGTTCTGTTCTTTAAGCATACCGGAAGCATAAGATCTAAAAGATTGAAATTGCTCTTGTGTTATATTTTCTTGTTTAACTATATCGTCAACATTTTTAACACAATCTTGCATAAATTGATAAGCTTTGTCATATCCTTCGTTTTGATACAAATAATTAAACTGTTCTTTTAACTTATTTATTTTTTTATCTTGATAAGTATTTAATTGTGCATCATACTCTTTTTTTGCCTGCTCAATATACTTTTGTCGCTGCACCGGAGTTAACCCGTCATAATAAGTAGGTTTATCGTTTTTAACATTTCCGTCTTTATCTTTAGTTATTGCTTTTAACTTATCCAAAGCATCGCCCGGATTATTTTTTATATCTCTCACAACTTCCGCATTGGCAAGCTCCACTTTAAATTTGTTTTGTAAAGATAGTTTCTGTTCCGTAGTAAGAGCTTTACTGTTTATATCCATTTCGGCTTGTTTCACAAAAGCATCTTTTCTTGCCGGATCAAGTGCCGCAAGTGTCGCATAATTACTTACGGTAGTACCCATATTTGCATAATTTTGTTTCTGTAAATTTTTAGCCCAAATACTTTTATAACCCAAATTCGCAAGTGCTTTATAGTTTCTTCCTTTCTCGTTGCTCCACTTGTTATAAGCATCTTCGCTTCCTAAAACTTTAACTCCTAAAGTATCTATACTGCTGTTAAAATCTGCTATAGCATTATCAAACTCTTGCTGATTAGTTATAGTTTCAAGTTTATTGTTAAACTCTGCTTGCTTTAATTTTAAATCACTTTCAAACTGATCCTGTTTTACTTGCTCATTTTCAAGCTCAATTTTTTTATATTGCACAGCTAAATTATTTGCTATTCTTGCGGTATCATTTAACGGCTCAAGCGGATTAATCACTCTTGCAGCATTTGCAATAGGTCTTACAGTGCCATCCGGTAACACATTTTTTTTATATATATCATTAGCCATTTCAAAACTCCTTTGCCGTTAAATTATTGATAAGTTTTCATCTCTCCAACCAACATCAAAATACAAAAACTTACGGGCTTATCACCCTTAAAAAACTGTGTCATAACTTTAGAATAGTCGGAAGGTATATGCACATCAAAATCATCATCCGTCAAAACATCTTTATCACAAATAACTTCATATCTGTTTCCGTCAGTAGCTTTACTTTCAAAATATCTTGTATCAATTACTCTTGCAATTATCTTGCTTACTCTTTGCGGCAACCCTTGAGCAGTCCCGTCATTAGCACCGACATTTACATAAAGAGTTTCAATCAACCACTCATACCCCACACCAACAACAATAACCTTTCCGGCAACATCTAACGAAATTGTCCCGTCAACAACCGTCTTTTGATTTTGTATTTTTCCGTCAACCAACACATTTACCGTCTTACCTTCCAAAAAGTAAAGTCCGCAAACATCCGTAACATTATCTCCAAACTCAAACACCTTTGCACAATCACTGTATATTTGACACTTGTTTTTATATTCGTTACTAACATTTTCCTGCGGCAATCCCCAACTCAACCTTTCAGTAAAATAGCAAGTTTGCCCGTCAACAACTCTTTCAACTATCATCCAAAGTTCATCATAGTTGCCGTTTGGCTCAGGTATAACAGCCAAACTTACAACTTTACCGCCTATATCGTGTCTTGCACCGGCACAAACTTTATTATCCGCATCATAACTTATACTTCTTAAATTGCCGTCTTTATCGCTAAACCAAATAGTTTTATACGGCTCACAAGTATAGGTCCAGCACTTTACTCCGTTATGTAATAAATGCTCAAACATAACGGAAATGTTCATCGGTCTAAAACTATCTCTCTCGGCAATATAAGTAAAATTAGCAATTTGTTTTTCGTTATTGGAAACAAAGAAAAGTTCATCAAGAATATGTAACGGCATAATTGCCGCAGATCCTAACGAAGATACTTTAACACACATAACATTTGTAGGTGATAACACTTCCGCAATAGTTTGCTCACCAAAAATAAATTCTTCACAAGCTGTACCTATATACAACTTATTCATCGCAGCCATCCACAACACCATACTTTCTTGATTACCCTGCAAAAGAACAGTTATCGCATTTTCCGGAAGAATATCACCAAAACTGTTATCGCTAAAATTATTATAATCTCCCGCACACGAAGCACAAATCTTTGTACCTTTATCGGTAGATATAGAAAAAACAAACCTTTCTTTATAAAAAGCACAACAGTTCGGATACACCCCACCGCCGACAATACCTAACTCCCACAAATAAGTACCACCTGTAAAATCCGGCATATATCCGTCAACATTAACTTTAACTTCGCTTGCACTTACAACATCGCAAATAGTTCCAACACCATACCCGCTATGCAAATACAACCATGTTACACCGCCATCACTAACACTACCTTCTGTATGTATCGGCTTAATTTGTCCGGTTGTACCGGAAGATGTCGCCTCATAATAATTATTACCGCTTTTTCTTATATCGCCGGTAGTTATACTCTTACCGGATTCCCACATTTGAGTACCTAAATCCGTATAATTTAATCTTATTACCCTACCTATATCTTTATCACTAAACAAATCAAACGAAGCACCGGATGTATTAAAAGTACCCTTGTATGTATCTTTATAAAAAGCAGTCCATCTTTTTAACTTTAATTCTTTACCGGAATATCCGGCAGTAGCAGTTTCTACATAAAAACCTTTTCCTTGAACGGTAATAATCAACTCTTGATTTGTTACCGAATATAACAAACTTGCAGCTTCGTTTAAATCCAAATACTCATTAGACGATGCAATTTCAACATCATCAATATACCATTTTGTACTATTTGACGAGCCTTTTATACCGGAAGAAGAAAGCACAACATTACAATTATAATTAGCAAGTTCTGTTTCAACAGTTATCAATCCTGTATGATCCGAACATTTTAAACCCATATTTTTAACTGTATTTACTTCACCAAACGGACCTTTTTCAATAATAAAATTTTCTAATACCCAACTGTCATCTGCATACCTTTTTAACACTTGTATCGGAAAATCTTTGTTGCATATATAAAGTACATCAACATTTTGCACATAACTTATTTTTAACTTGCCTTCTTCATCAATCAAATCGGTTATACCGTACGGGCTGCCAATCTCATACACATCGCCGTTACCGTCTTTAACCAACTCTCTGTTTTTATAAAATCTAATTACATTGTTACCAAACTCAACAACATAATTAATCAGCTTGTTAACTCTAAACGGTATCAATACTCTTTTTGTGTTTGTATCGGTATAGCTGTAACTGTCCAAAATATGTAAATTATCACTGCCATCGCAAAACACAATTGCATTGTTACTGATATTAATTGCCAAAGATAAACAAGTGCCGGTAAAATCAAGCTCAAAAACGGTACTTCTGTATATACAAACACTTTTAACAGTACCAACACAAACAACCTTATCATCAACAACAATAGCTCTATTTATACCTAAATCACTGTCATATCTTGCAAGTATCAACTGCTTTACCAACTCTCCGGTAAAACTGTAAATATTGCAGCAAACACAATACTTGCTGTTAATCTGCTTGTAAACATAAACATAAACATTGTCGCCTTGCAACTTTGCACCTGTAACAGTACCGCTTTCAATTCCCAAACTTACAGCATTTCCGTCATGATAAAAATACAAATTTGTTTCATTTCTTAAAACAAAATTATTATCATCAATTTTAAATCCGTCAAAATCGTTAGTTATGTTTTCGCTTATTATACAACTGTCTGTAATATCAAAATTTCCGCCGATTTTTACAGTTAAAAATCTTAACACCAACCCGTCAAAACTCGCCAATTTACCCGTATTTCTTAACGGATTACGATACGGCTCTAAATCAAACAACTTTTCTGCATTTGTGTCGCCCGTAGTATTTATAACAGAATAACTGCTCCAATCGGCAACACTCGGTATAAAATTATAACTTGCCGTAGAAGTAGATACTTTATAGCTGTTTCTGTCGCTCCACCAACCTGTTTGAGCAACTTGCAAAATATCTCCTAACGGATTACTGCTGTAATCCACCAGCTGAACAACAACAACATTAGTAAAATCAAAATCGCACCTTGCAATATATCCGCTGTCGCACCCGAACACATAACGGCTGAAAGTATAATCAATACTTACACAATTAATGTTTGTTGCTCCGGTAACTTCCTGTAAAGTTTCAAAAAAATGTTTTATGTTATCATTAACAAACACTGTACCGCCACGATTCATAGCACTGCCGTAAATCGTAGGCAACACATTTTTCATTTGTTTGTTACTTGCAATAAAACTCTCTAAATCAACTCTGCCAAAAAGCTGTTTAGAAATTTCTCCACCGTTAAAACTTGATTTAATAGTTCTGATTTTAGCCATGTTATAACCTATTCATAAAAATAACTTATTCTTGTTGGAACATTGTTGTTAAGAGGACTAACCGCAGCATTAGCACCACCTGTACTTGTGCCGCTAACACTGTTTCTGTCAAAACTTTTACTTGAAAAAATACTGTTTGCAACACCCAATCCGCCGCCTATCAACGAATTAGCCGCATTAGCTTTAGCAACTTTTTTTTCGTATTTATACATTTTTGCCTGATTTAAAAAATCTATGGACTTTGTTTGAAAATTATAAGATAAAAGATTAAGATCGTTTTCCAAATTATAAACACTTTTGGCAACAGCTCTATCTCCGGTAGTACCGGCACCGCCCGCACCGCTAACCAAATTTCTAACATACTGATTAGATATAAACTGTTTGCCTTCACGAAGTTTTGCATCTTGTGCATAATTACCTTGCACAGCAACATTTCTTGCATTACTTTCGGCAACTTGTGCATTTGCACTTGCAGCTTGTGCTTGTGCCTGATAATTTTGATAACTGTTTGCCGCTTGAGCAGCAGCACTTACAACAGATATTATCGTAGAAGCTATAGCCATACCAGCCATAAAAACCCCCTTACCACACTCTTGCTCTTTCTGTAACACCGCTACCCAACGAAGCATTAGGCAACTGTATTGCATTAACTCTCTTGGCATCCTTAACAGCCAAAAGATACTCGTTCATATATGTTTGTTTTTTCTGATCGTCTTGAGTTAACACATCCGCCAACTCATAAGCAATTCTGCAACAAACAACATTAACAAAATTAAAATCAAACTTATCTTCAGTTATAGAAGCCGTATATAAAACAGTTATATTATCTTTATTACAATAAACATTTCTTCCGGCAACATCATATTGTCTGTAAGCACCGTACTGATACGGATAAGTAGATAATGCATTAAATCCGTCAATTTCAAGCAACAACAACAAATCTTGCGGCAACTCAAAAACTCTCGGCAACATACCAACACCGCTAACACCTATCTCAAAAACAGTTCCGGCAACAAGAGTAGTACTGCCGATAGTTATACTGTCGCCCTTATCCATATTCGTATAAAAAGTTATTTTTCCGGCAGCTTTCGTGTCGGCACTGCCGCCTACCAAAGTATCACCGCTGCAAACAACTTTTTTATTCGTGCTTTTTATCACGATATCGTTTCCCGAAACACCTGTATTTGCAGCAGTTATCGTCAACACATTTTTATTATAAGTTAACACAACATCACTAACCGCAACGGCTGCAACATTTTCAACCGTTTCCAAAATATCATTTGCAAACAATACAGCTTTACTCTTAGCAAAAATCCAATTATGCCTTTGCAATTCTTCTTTAACAAGCCCGTCATAAATTTCATCAATTAATCTTCTCGGCTTTGTATTATCCGTTAATGCACTTATTGTTTCGCATCCCAACTTAATTAAAGCTTTGTTGTACAAATTTAATTTTGTCGTCATATTTTTATCCTTTAAAAGATTCTTGCTGCTGCTTCAACTGTTCTTGCTTAATAATATTGCTTAATTCTTCTTCCGTCATATTTATCTTTGCTAAGATATGAGATACAACTTGCCTTCTGCCGATCATAATATAAAGCTTTATTTTATTTGCATCGTACGGCTCTGCAATCTTACTTGTCGGATCTACCGGAGCAATTCTCCCTAAATCACATAACACCGCTTTAACATCCGGATTATCCTTTTTAAATACTCTTTGATAACATCTTACTCTTGAAACAAATCTTTGAGCCCATGTTAATACACCCATTTTTTTACCGCCTTTTATTTTTAAATCAATTTTATTCCGCTTTGAGCTTCAACACCCGCTTTAGCTAAATCGCTTGCACTCTTTGCAACCGTAGGCATAGCAGCAAGCATCTGTTGAGCTTGTGCCGCTTCAATCTTTTGTTGTTCAATTGTTTTAAGTTCTTCTTCCGAATAAAGTGCTTTTGCCGGTACACCTATACTTCTTGCCATAATCTTAGCTGTTTTGGTAGGATTAACAATATTAAGCATATCCGGATACACTTGAGCATAACCGCTTATAGTTTCTAAAAATCTGTTAAGCTTTATAGCTTCTTCACTTTTTTGAGCTTCATCAAGCGGACTCTCAAACTCAATAGTAAGTTTGCTCTTGCTTCTTATAAGTTCCGCTCTTAAATCTTCCGGCATTTGTGGCAACCTTCCGGCTCTGTCGTGTATATCAAACTCTCTCATACAACAAACAGCAGCCCACTCCTGATATATTCTTGTAGCCATCGGAGCAAGCAAAATAGCTTGTTCTTGCTTTTTTACCATAACTTCAGTGGCTGTCTTTGCGGAAGGATCATTAATCAATATTTCAAGCAAATTAATACAAAATCCGTCAGCAATATTTTGTTTTAACTCTTGCCTTAAAAGCTCCATAGCTCTAAGATCCATATTTCTTTGCATGGTAGCGGCAGCCGGTCTGCCTTGCTCATCAAGTCCGCCGTAAATAACAGATCCCGCCGCACCCAACTGATTCAAGTTAACTACGGCATCTTCTCTTATAAGCATCTCCGGATCAGCAGACATTTCCGCTGCTCTCATAGTAATTCTCATCGCAGCATTTAAGGTTTTTTGGTCTGCAAGACATTTCATAGCCGGTCCATACCCGTACACTTTTTCGGTAGGAAATACCTCAACTCTTGCCATACAATAAGGCATTGTATGATATCCGCCAACATTTACAATCTCACAAGTATCGGCACAAAGATAATACGATGAATATTTCATACTTAAATTATCTTCTTTGTTTGCATCGTACTTATCGTTAGGGCAAACATAATGCAAAAACTCATACTGCATATTACAATCTTTACTTTCTTTAATTTTTGCAGGACATTTATCGCCGAACAATTCTTCGGCTTGCCTTTTATCCAACTTAAACTTCCTGATAAAAGTATCTTTTTCGCCGTAAGCATTAGTTTTAGCCCAAACTTCGCTCATCGGAAAAGTTCTGTAATATATACCTTCCGGTCTGTTATCAACAAAAAACGGCATCTGTCCAAACATCCCGGCACCTGAAAACATCGTATCAACGGCACTATCAAATCCGCTTTTGTTTGTATAACGGTATTTTGCAATTCTTGCTGTAACATCATCAAAATAATCTTGAAAATAAGAAGTAAGGTCCGGATCAGTCGTACAAAACTTTGCCCATGAGCGAGTACGAGGACAAATAATACTTTTCATAATAGAAGCAAATTTCGGTAAAGCACGAGCCGCAGTAGAATCAAACTTTTGCTGTTCCAAATTCATAAAATTTAAAACTTTCGTAACAAAAGTAGCTTGTCCCGGATCAATTCTCTGTGCAATTTCTTGCCATGTAAAATCAAATCTGCTTCTGACAAGCTTCATACTTTCATATTCTTTTAATATTTGTTCGGCTTTTTTCATATTTTTTTATCCTCGCTTGCAGCAAGCATACAGGGTGATATATGCTTGCTGCATGTGTAACTAATGTATGGCAAATTAGTTATTTACAGAAAACAACATAGCTACTTTCAATGTGCCGGAAGCAGGCAAAGCAGCAGTTCCTACAGTGATGATAATTTCTTCATCAGCTTCAAGAGCTGCCATAGCACCGGCTTTACCGAACAATGTCGGAGTATCTACGGAAGTAAACACAGCATCTGCTTTATATTTTGCGGTTGCTGTTGCATTACCTATTTGGATTTTTGCAGATCCTAAAGAAGTATCGGTAGTCAAAATACCGCCGATAAACTTTTCGCCTTGTTTAGCTTTAGCAATAACAATAGTATCTGCTGAAGCTTGAGAAGCTAAATCAATTGTTGCATTGTAAGTTTTGATTTTACCTTCTGCAACGGAAGCATTAACTAAAGCTTGTTTCAATTCGTTACAATATGTTTTAGACATTTTATTTTCTCCTTATAAAGATGGCGGCTTTATTTTTTTAATGTGTAAAAACCGCAAAAGCACATTTATTTCAAACAAGTTAAGCTTCTACACACTCAACTTTAACACAACCTTTTTCATCCAATCTTGTAGCACCGATTGTCTGTTCCATATATAAATACGGTTTTGATTGTTTATCTTTTCTTGAGCTGAAATCAACAATCATACTCATCCACTCACCTAAAGCAACACAAGATTTTGCAAATATAGGAACATATCTTGTAGTGCCGGAATTTGGCAACTTTTCTTTGTGTACAAACTCAAATCCTAACCATGATTTCAATTTGCCGTCTTGCAAGATAGGATTACCCCATTGGATGTTGTTATACTTAGCATCAGCCAACAAATCAGCTGCTTGTTTTGCTGTTATAACACAAACAAGTTTTTCAGTATCAACATCTATTTCGTTACCTAAAAGAATTGTTCTTGCTTTGATAAGTTTTTCGGATGTAAGACCTGCTCCGCCGGCAGCAACAACATTGTTTGCATCAAAGTTTGTTGTTCCTGTACCGTACTGACCTGTTTTGTTTGCTCCGAAGAAAGCTTCAATAATAAGATCATCTTCATTTCTTCCGAAAGCTTTTTTAGCAGCCAAAGCATACATGTTGTTAGGATCACCCAAAGTTCTGATTTTATCCAATCTGTCAAAAAGATGTCCCCAATTGTAAGTTCTTGGAACATACCATCTTCTTGCAGTTGTAACATCGTCTTGAGGTGAATCACCGTTTTTAACTGTTACTTCATGTACTTGTGTAATACCTACTTGGTTAGCTGCAACAGCAGATTCTCCAACAATACCGCTTTCTACTGTTACATAAGGTCTTAATTTAGATCCTTTGTCTTGAGGAAGGATTTGATACATGTCTTTAAATTTTTGACAATAAAACATGTATTCATTACCGGTTAAAAATAATTCTGGCATTTTCTTTTCTCCTTGTAAATAAATTTTGTATGATTTATTTTTTTCAAGGTTGCCCGCCGAAACGGACCAATTCAAAAATCAGCTCATTAACTAAGCTGCGGCAATTATGCCGGTCAGATTTCTTTCAATCGGTCATTGGACCTTTTTCAAGGTTGCCCAATATTTCCGTCTATATCAAATAACTTTTTTTATCCTTGCATATCAGATACGGCAATTTTTGCAAGCTCATCATACTCTTGCAAAGCTGCTTTATCGCCGCTGTTCATCTTTGCTACCCACTCTGCATTACTCTTTAACTGCTCAATCTTTTCTCTTGCCTGTTGCGGAGTTAAAGTGAATCTGCTTTGTCTGTTATCTCCCGCACCTCTTAAAACATCTTCGCCAAACTTGGAAGCAAGATTTTTAAATATATTCATTACAGTTTTATAATCTGTAGCTTTTTGTAAAGCTTCAATCTGTTCAGGAGTAACTCCGGCAATCTTTGCCGCTTGCTGTGCAGCTTTTAAATTGTTATCGTAGTTAGATCCCCACTCACTTTTAAGATCTTCTTCAGCTTTAATTGCAGCAGCTTCAGCCGCTTTTCCTTGCTCAATTTTTGCAGTTTCTAAAGTTTTATATATTGCAGCAGCTTGCTTTTGTGATAAACCGATTTTAAACAACTCCGGAGCAATAGCTTTAGCAATAGCATCGTCTTGCCCTTCGGCAATTTCAAACTTATAATCTTCCGCTTTATCCGGTCTGCCTAACTTTTTATAAAAAGCATTAACTTCGTCTGCATTGTTTTCATCCGGAAGTTTTAAAAGTTTTTCTTGCGGTACACCTTGATACTTCTCATAATTTCTGTAACCGTTAACAACATCTTCTATCGTCTTAAACCCTTTGTTGTTAACAAACTCCATAGCTTCTTGGCTCAACCCTTCAAAAACATTATTGTTTGGCTCTGTCATTTCTTTACCTCTTTAACTTGTTTTTTTACTTCTTTGGTTATTGTTTCCAACTTTGCCAACACATCTTTCGCATCCAAATCCGGATACAACATAAATAATTCGTACAACTTTTGTTTAATTTCTCTGTTAGCTTGTATGTTTTGCATTTTTCCGCCTTTTTATTTTTTTATTGTCCTAACAAAGTTTTACTTGCAGAAGGTTGTCCGGCAATCGCATTACCTTGACTTTGTGCCGGTGCATAATAATCTCCTGCAAGCATATTCGCTGCTCTGCCTTTTTTCTTTCTTAAAGCTTCAAGAGTTTTAGCTCTTGACGAGCTTTCATCAATAACTTTAGGAGCTTGTTTAACTTCAATTTTCGGTACGGAAGGTGCTGAAAAAATACCCGCCATAATTTTTACTCTCCCAAACAAAAAAAGCCCACAAAACAAATTTCTTTGTTTTTGTGAGCTTTTAAAATTTTATTTAATAAAAAAATTTGATCCACGATAAAACACCCTTTTCCGCAGATCAAACTATATTTAAAATCTTTTTTACTGATTAAATTCTAATCAAATCAAATTTGTTTGTCAAGTACTTTTTTTATTTTAAGTTTCTTTGCTACAGTGCCAACATTAAATCGTTTTTGGCTTTTGCTTTATTATCAAACTTATCCGATATATAAATTATTTGATTGTTTGTGTTTTTAATATAATAAAAATAATTATCAGCTTTATCTTTTTTAATTATCCCGCTGTTTTTGGTTATCTCACTATACAAAGTTTCTTCTTTTGTTGTTATGTTTTTTTCGTCTTTTGTTATTGTTATCGTTGATTTAACTTTTACTTTCGGTTTTAATGTATCCACAAACTTATAAACTCTCTTTTCCTTTTCAAGTTTTCCTATTCCTAAACTTTCAATATCTTTAATATCTCTTTGGATAGTTTTATACGAAACATTAAACAATTCAGCCAAATCTCTTGTTGTATGTTTTTCTTCTTTCAACAGATATATTTCTTTTATTACTCTTTTGACTTTTGTTATTACTTCTTGTTTCATACATTATTCTCCTTACATTATCACCGGTCTTATAATACTTGTGTTCATCTGTCTAACATTTCTTCTTGTCTGCAACCTGTCGGTAACCGTCTGTGCTTTAACATCTCTTGCAAAAGTTAAAGCAAGTGCATCAGCTTTTCCGGGCGATCTTCCTATCCTTTTTTTAATATCCGCTTTATCTTCAAGTTGTATTATATCTTTCGGCAACTGTTTTATGTTTGTCAATTCTTGCCTTAAATCGTGATCATCTTCAATACACCCTTTTACCGTCAACCAATCTTTCATCTTGCAATACATTTCTGCTCTTTTATTTTTATATCTCTTGCTTACGGAAGCATCATTAAACCCGATATCATAAACATTTTTATATCCGCTTTGCCTTAAAAAATCTACCAAACTACCGCCTTCACCGCCACGATCCACAAACACAGCAGCGGGCTTATGCTCTTGTATCAACTCTATAGATATATCAAGCAACTGAGGAGCAGAAGTTTTCGCAACCTCTTTTAAAATCTTTGCATTAACACCTTGCCTAAGATACCAAACGGCAGTATCATTACCAAACCTTGCCGGATCTATCCCTATAATCTTTGGTGCATACATATAATCGCCTACCGGAAAATCTCTTTTTTGTGCAGCAATAACAACATCTCTTGATATCAAATTAAAATCATCCGCACTGTTTATCGGATCTCCTTCGTAAATATGGTCGTAATCTTCCGGATGATTTCTCAAACATCTTAACCGTTCTGCTTCAAGTGCTTCGGTCCAAAACGGATTGTCATACCAATTCACTTTCTCCAAATAAATATCATCATCTCCGCCGCTCACTACAGCCCAAATCGGATCATTTTCTTCTAATCTGTTGAAAGAAAACCACAACTCAGATCCCAACTTTCTTATCGTAGGCAACAAAATATCAAGCTGCTCTTTAGAAAAGCTTTGTGCTTCATCTACCCAACACTTGTCAAATCCTTCCAACGATTTCAACTGTTGTCCGCTTTTCTTTCCGCCGGTACCTCTCATACCCTTAAACACAATCTCACTGCCGTTAGCATTATTAACAATCGTATCGGTATATATCGTATAGTTTGGTGCAAGTCCGCTCTGCTGTATAGCATCAACATACACTTGATAAGTAGAATCTTCAATACTGTTTTGAAACTCTCTTAAATTTAATATCCTTTGCTTTCTTTTTGTCTGATTCAAATCTGCAAGCACACACCTTGCAAGACACTGAGTTTTTGCTCCACCCCTGCCGCCGTAAAAAGCATAAATTCTGTACCGCTTAGTATAATCCAACAAAACTTTAAACTTTGCCGTTATAAGTATCTTTGCTTTTTCCATGCTATTTCACCTCTACCACTTGTATTTCCGCTTCCGGCTTTTTATTCGCTTCAACAACTTCCACTTGCAAATTAACAAAATGTTGGCTTGTATGCACTTCCGTATCACCTTTCGCCAATCCTTTTATTTGTGCCAACACTTTAATTGCATTTATCCTGTCCGCCGTTTTGGCTGTTTTACTGCGGATAATATCCGCTAAATGTTTGTGTAGTTCAAGGTCGCTCATAATTATTTGCTTGGTAACAGCTTTATTTAGAAACTTTATTCTGTTCAAAACATTACTGTCAGCAAGCAACTTGCAACCCCTTTCCGTACAGCTTTTAAGTTTTATTTCTTTTTTACCGCTCTCTTTGTGTGCCAATCTGTAAGCTTCCGTAGCACTTTTACCTTGCACAATATACTGTGCAAATCGTTCCTGTAAAGAGTTCTTTAGCGGAGTATCCATATTAATAAAAAAATCAACATCAAACTCCATCTGCATAACAGGCATCGGCTTAACATCTTCAGTCGGTAACAATGTTTTCTCATCAATTTTCATCCTAACCCCCTTTTCCGCAGATTATTATTTTTATTTTTTTACATCCTTGTTAAATCATCTTTCAACTGTTTTACAATAACATCTCTTATTTCTGCTAAAGTTTTAAACTTGTACTGTGGCAACTGTTCTTTATTTGGCAACGATAACGACTTTAAAAACATAATTATTGCTTTATAAAAAACTTTGTCGGTTATACTGTCATGCTTTTTTACTTCTGTTACACACAAATTAGCAAATCTTTGATATTCCGCAATACTTGTTATCATTAAATATTCTATTATCGGCTTTAACTTATCTTGCATATTATCTACAACAGCTTTTTTTCTCTTGTTAACAATCATGGCTGTAGTTAAATCAGATGCCGTATCAAATATATCCTTAACATCTTTTTCGCTCTTGTTTCTTTTATCGCACTCTTGCTGTGCTTCTTCTCTCGTCTTAAAACAAAAATTTTCACTCAGCATTTCACCGAACACACCCTTACAACCAATTTCTTTACCATCTATAAACAAAAACATATCGCCTATTATCATTTCTTTATATACCGCCCAATCCTTGCATTTCAAATCTGATATTATCATCCAAACAGTATCGCCGACTTTATATTTAGATCGCAACATAATCTGTATAATCTCTGTTATTATCTTATCTCTTTTTTGATACCACTCTGCCGCCGGTATATCCAACTTCTCTATAGCAACAATAACATCCTTAACAAACTCATCCGGTACACTGTCAGCTTCCAACTCTGCTTTGTTAATCATACCCTTAATCTTCTCATAATCAACAAATCTGTTGTTATCGGTCAACCAAACAAACAACGGATTTAACATCTTTCTTAACTTTTCAACAACCAACCGCTTTCTCGGATTCTCATACATACTGTTTGCAATCGCCGCTTGCTCTTTAATTTCCGTAGCCGTCTTTGCAGCAGGCTCGTTTATTAATCTTTCAAGCTCTTTATTTCTTGTTTTTTCAAACTTTTCAATTTCTTCTGTGCTGTTTTTATATACTTGCGGACACTCTTTTATTTTATCCGCAAACTCTTTTGTAGTTTGTGCCTTTTCATTTGCTTTCTTTTCTATAGCATTATAAATATCTTCCAAAAAACAAGCTTTTAGCAAAACAAAATAATTTATACCGTCGCCGATTTTTTCTTCTACCATATTCTCATCCGGCAAAATTCCGTACTTCTCATACTTCTCTACCATATCAATAATACTTACCAAATGTTTATTCAACATACCTAACAAAGCAAACTCTTTCGTTTTGCATCTCATAATCTTTGTCGCTTCAACAAAGTTATGTAACTTATCGTCTTTACTTGAATACTCTTGCGACTTACTTTCAAGCACTTTTTTTATATTTTCAATACACCCATCAACAACCTTTTTAAATTCTTCACTATTCATTTCCTTTCACTCTCCTTTGGATTTTATTAAACACAAAATATTTTCCATCTTCTCTTTTAACAATTGCAGCTTTCGTTCCTTTCTTTATATCCATCTCTACAGTAAATTCTTCAACAACTTCAGCCTTCATCCCGTCAATTTCAAGCTTATTTCCTTTCTTTAAATTCATCCTCTTTCTCCTTAATATTCTTTATAATTTCAGTTTGTATTTTTAAAACATACTCACAAGATTTTTTACAATCCATGCATTTACTTTTATCTTGGCAATCTGTACAAGGATTCTGCATAGCAAAATAACATATTCCCGGATCAAAAAGTTTTTTCATTTCAAAATCTTTTTCTTTTACAATTATCACATTACTGTCTTTACTTTCATCGTTATAAATTATCTCTATCG